TGCGTCACGCTTTGCGTCATAGGGCAGGCACTTTGCAATATCTTTCTTCTTCTTAGCCATGTAAACGTGCATATGTATCTCCTAAGCAATGTGTGTAATATAACAGAATGTACAAAAAAGTCAACTCCAGCGCCCAAATTAGGACTGCTAAGTGTTTGATTTTGAACAACAATCTAGTGTCCAAATCTTAGTAAAAACAGTGTTCTTTGATTTGGGTAAACGAAAATCATGTGATCGCTAACAACAGCACCAACACCCTTTCCTTCATTTTGGAACCAATTATGGACTTCATATTTGTTCTCTTGCCACCAAGTCATATTGTTACAAATGGCAAGTTCAGGTGTGTCCAAATCATCACAAAAGGCCCAAAGAGGTTTTTTCATGTTAGCACCATCTTAGCTTAAACATAGTAGCGTCTGATTCTTTTTCAAAATACCAAAAGTGTCCAAAGCAAGTATAGGAATGTTTCCCAGCTAAATTGTTTTTAAGCCATTCTTCATCAACATCGGCCCAAGCATCAATTACAACTTGAGTCCAACCTTTCTCAAGTAAGGTTGGACCAACGATAGCATTCATAACTTCGTCGTCGATTGCCTTTTGCAGCTCATTGCCCATTATATGTTCGATTTCTTCGGATAGGTCGATAGTGTATTTTGCTGACAGTTTGCGAGTACTTGAACCAACTTTTTCTTTTTTAATGTGCATCGTTTCCGCCCCATCGTAACGCAATTAGCATACGGTCGTTAACATCACCGCCTCTGACCTCGTAATGATAAAGAATATTTTCAAAATCACGTTCAACATTGACATCTAGTATATAGCGGTCTGTTAGCGTGTCGAGCAACCAAAATTTAAACTCATCCGCTTCCTTAGTTCCCACAGCAGTGGCATAACATAGCCAACGCTTTTCACCAATGTCACGGAACTTTATTTTCATTATGACCACCGAAGCAGATACATTACTTTATCTTTTTCTTCTGCAAAGAAGATATGATTGTGTGAACAAATATAACGATAACGCATATGCTCCATCATCCAATCAAAATGCCCTTGCGGCATAATCATTTGTGAAACATCAACATACGGATAACCAGCTGACAAAAAGTCCTCTGCATTATAAATCTTCTTACGGTTGTTTACACGTAGGAAGTGATTAAAGATTTCTCTCGGCGGTTTAATTCCAGAATGACGATGATAAATGTTAGAGAACATTGTAGATTTGCCGTGCCCTCTTCCGCCAATTAGTTGCACACTAAGAATACTCTTAGCAACTTGGCTCGGTAGCACTTTTCTTAATTGTTCTAACATCTCTTTTAACGGAATATCTTTCTTCATGACCATCTCAAGCTTAGTATTGTAGCACCTTCATCGTAGTTTGTAACAATAAAGATTTCATCACCGCCACCAATAGAATTTGAACACCAACGTTTATTCCAGCAATCATACAGCACACGATCAATAATATAGAAAGCAAAATTGTGAATACAAGATTCCTCGAGTTCGCTGGTATCTCGCCATACTGTATGTCCATCACCAACGAGTAAGATGTGCTTGTATTGACTGTACGCCCAATCAATTGGTATGTTTAGACGTCGATGTATTTCTAATGGTTTCGGTAAACTAAACGGCCAGATCATGACCATCTTAACATGAACAGCATAGCGTCTGCTTCTGACGGAAATTCAACAGCCATAATTGGTCGCATAGTTTCGTTCTCAGGAGGTTCCCCATATATTAGTCTAACGTTAAATTTCTTTTCATATTGAGCATCAACCAAATCAACGTCAGCATATTCAAGTTCTGGAATAGAACTGTAACTGTTGCTAAACCAAATTGGTTCTTCAACGCTAAACACAGGTCTGCGTAATTTTAAAACGTGGGTCACGACCACCTCAACATAAACATGACTGCTTTGCTTTCGTCATAAAATCTTAAAAAGCGTAATCCATGTCTTTGAACTACAAACGCGCCTTGCTCGTATAACCAATCTTCAAATGCTTGTGCTTTAGCAGATGAACGATGCACAAATCTGTAATTAGTTTCGTAAATTTGACTTTTCTTCCAAACATCACAGTGCCAACTTCCCCATACACGATCAAGCAAAGTATGGTCACTGTCAAAGACATCGTCTTCAATAATATATCTAGTTGTTACTTTGCTCATGACCACGCCATAGTGCTAAAAAGGCCACTGCATCTTCCCACATTAATCGAACTTCGTAACCTTCAATCATATAATCTCGACGAGTTGATTTTCTCCTTTTTGGGGGATTTAAAAAGTTTCTCCCAGCAGCTTCCCCGCTACCAAACCCTCCCATAACGAGTTGGTGACCATGCTCAATCACTACAATATTTTCTTTAATATTGTCGCGTACAAATACAGCAAGTTCTTTTAATGCCTCGTCGTAACTAGTGGTTACCCCTTCTTGCAGTTCTAACCAATACGATACTTCAAACATGCCAATGCGAGGGTTAGTGGTTTCATAAAGATCCCATACTCCTCGCTTATGCGGCTCTTGGCTTTTTACTATAACACCTGATCCAGCAGGACGGGGTGGATCATTTTTATAAGTTGTCATTCTTCATACTGTATACAGGAAAAGTAGCAGCCTTCTTCTTAGGGGTGATGATACCAACAGCATACCCATTATCGAGTTCAACCCAGTAGTGAACATTTTTTTCGGGACCAGGCCATCCTTTATTGGAACCGTTGCGCTGCTTAATTTCTACTTCGCTAAACTCCTTAGCAAGGATTTCAACGTTCTTGTACTTTGGCATATCCCACCAAATATCAAAATCTTCAATAAGCTTCATTTAAATCTCCTAACTCTAAGTAAAATTAACGGAAGGTCTTCATCTGGTATATCAACATCTTGCCATCTACCGTCTGCATCAAGGTTGATAACAATATGTTGTGATTTAAACCATTCTTCAATATACGGTTTTGTTGCTTTTGGATCGTGCAAAAACTCCATACCTAAGGAGTAATAAATCTTCTCCCACATCGGATCATTTAATTGAAGCTTTATGGCGTTACTCCTATTCTAAAATTAAGACGGATAAGAATCTCACAATCTTCGTTGAAGTAAAGTTGAGTGTGATGCCAATAACTTTTGGAATCGTTTTGATAAACCCAAGGCACGTTATCTAAACTTAGTCCGTTCTTAACGTAGTGTTTAGCCATACCATAGTTCATGCTTGGGCCAAAATTTTGACTCATCCAATTTACAAACTTAACGGATAGAGCACTACCGCGAATAGTAAAACAGTACTTGTAATATTTGAAGAGTGGATTACGGCCATCAAGCTTTTCCATGTAAGCACTTTCTGACATAGAACGACCAAAGTCGACTTCATTGCCTTCTGGATCACTGATCTTTTTGTATCTACCTACCATGTGTAACCCTTGTGATGAATAGCCCCAACCAAACGCCTCACCACTGTCGTCCCAAACCTCCCCTGGACAACTTACCAGGAGCGGGGGATTGGGTACCCCGCTCCAACTATGGTGTGCTATTACTCAGCAGCGGCGAGAATGTACTTGCCGTACTTCTTGTTGAACTCGTCCCAGTTCTTAAGCTTCTGAGCAGCAATAGGCAGACGGTAGGTCATTACCGCAGTACGCATACCCATAATAACAAGCTCAGTACCGAGATTGTCCATAATGTAACGAAGCATGTTGTCAACGTTACCGTGCCACTTCTCGTCAGCCTTCTTGGTGTTGTTCTCGAAGCGTTCCTTAAGTTCGTAGCACAGGTTAATCATCAGTGTATACTGAGCGGAAATTTCCTGTACCTTAAGGTCCTTAACCTTACCTTCGACAACATCAGTTGCAGACGGAAGCTGACCTGACCACTTGCGGTGACCAATGAACTTGTGAGCAATGCCTTCGCCAACAGTACCAGCGATCACATCGGTCACTTCCTTTTCGCTCATCTGTTCCTGCAGAATGTCGCTAACGAACGTCCAGCTACGCGGAGTAGCAAACGAACGGGAAGAGCTAGTTGGACTAAAGTCAAACAGGTCACCCTTGTGCTGGGAGAGATAGCCAATTACGTCCGAGTGAACGTTATGGGTAACAGCCCACAGGTGCCAGCTATCAAAATCAACACGCATCTCAAAGTGTACAAAGCGGTTAGCAAGCGGAGCCGGCATACGGTAAGTAACACCCTTGTCAGTCTCGCGGTTACCAGCAGCAATAATCACCACGTTGTCGGGCAGCTTATACTGACCAATGCGACGGTTAAGAATAAGCTGGTATGCAGCAGCCTGTACAGCAGGCGGAGCAGAGTTCATTTCGTCAAGGAAGAGAATGACATGCTTATACTGAGAAGCAAGGTCAGCAGTTGGAAGATCAACTGGAGCAGCCCAGTCCATTGTGTTAGTGTTGGGGTTATAGAAACCAATACCACGCAGGTCGGTCGGATCGAGCAGCGCCATACGCAGGTCGATTACAAGTGCACCAATCTCGTCACCAATATCAGCAACAAGCTCGGACTTGCCAATGCCCGGAGGGCCCCAAAGGAAGATGGGACGCTTGCGCTTTACAGCAGCAATCTTAATGAGGTTACGTGCCTCAGCAGACGTAACAGTACGAACTTCACTTACAACAGAATTCTTATCAGTCTTAGCCATTTATAAAACTCCCAATCAGTTAGCTAATTAACAATTACACTTTTAGCACATTGACACATAATGTCAACGTTTATTTTGGACTTTATGCTGCGGAAAGCATTGCAGCAGGAACAGTCCAATTCGTCATGCCCTCGCGGACAATAACACGCTTGCGGTTAATTTTGGTAACCTTACCAACGTGAACACGACCGGTGCGGCTATTGGTAAACTTTACTTCGGCACCAACAGTAAGCGACCAAACATTGCGCTTGGTAAGCTTTTCGCGGGCGTACTTAACAGCCTGGTACATGGTCATAAGTTCGTCATTAGTCCAATTCTGGTACATAATGGCGGAATTTACGTCTGAAATAGTGAGGTTGCTCATTTGTTTCTCCGTGTTCAGTATGTTGTTTATACAGTCTGTGTTTATAATGTCAACTGCTTTTTAGCGGACGTCCGAATTAAGTTTAGGCTTAGCCTTCTTAATAATTTCACGTTCACGTTCGTGGGCAGCAGCCTTGCCACGCACAACTTCGATCACTTCAAGCTTAATGCTTTCACGATCAATGCGGCGAAGGGCTTCGTAAATCTTCCAGCCCCAACGGTCCGCATCGTTTCGCCTAGACCAATGCTTAACAAAGCGGCGCTTAACGCTAAGCTCGGCCTTCTTGCCGCTGTCAACAACGGTAACGCCAATGTAAAATTCCTTACCCACTACAATTTTGTAAATTGCGTGGTTGCGGTCAGTCCTGCGTTTGCGCTTCTTCGTTTCCATGTTCTTATAATACTCCCATAGTCCAAAACGTCAACCAAAAAGACACCAAAAAAGCAAAAAAGATTCCTTAATGAATTCAAGCACTTAGAGGGCACATTTCTTAAGGAAAAATACCCGTTTAAAATCAAGCACTTAGCGGCAACTTAAATACAGCATGTTCAATCCTGTGTTTAACCCCAAGAAATTACAAGGTTTTTTCTGCTCAAGTCCTTGGAATAGCATCACCATTGAGGACGATGGTTTCGTATACAGTTGCCAATGTGCCCGCTGGACTAACCTAAAATTGGGCAATTTACTGCAAGAAAATTTACTTGATATATACGCTAGATCTCCGCATTTGCAGTCATTACGTGATACTGTAAAAGATGGAACGTATAGCTGGTGTGTAGAATGGGATTGCAATGAGATATCTAGATTGCCCACATATAAAGAAAATCCATTTAAAGAATTTAATGTGGATGAAAATCCAAGTTTACCAACTAACATAACACTAGCAATTGATTTGAATTGCAATCTAAAATGCCCAAGCTGTCGTTCATTTAAAACATTTAGTAATATACCAAATCCAGTAACGAAGAAAATACTTGATTCACTAGCAGAGGCTTATAAGGATTTTAATCAATCTACAATGGTCATGCTTGATGGCGGCGGCGATGTTTTCGTTAGCAAAGCATATGAGGAGTTTCTTTTTACAGGCAAGCTTCCTAAGTGTTGGAAGCTAATGATATTAACCAACGGCAATTTAATTCCCAAACGAAAAGAAGAAATACAAAAGATCGCACACCAAATAGATATGGTAACAATTAGTCTTGATGCCGGTACTGAGGAAACTTATGCCATCACTAGGGGTGGCAGTTTTGAAAACGTTATTAAGGGAATTGAAATATTAAAAGAAATGGGTATATCCCAACATCTCCAATTCGTATTGCAAAAAGCAAACTACAAAGAGCTGTTGAAATATAAAGCAATAGCAGACAAATATGATATTAGTTACGGTGTTCAAAAAATTGATAATAGAGAACACATGACAAAAGAGTACTGGGCTAACGCTAATTTAGACGATAACCCAGATGTAGATTATGCTTTGCTAAAAGAATACCTTACAGTGCTAAACAATGATCCAAAATCTAATTTGGATGGCGGCACACGTTGGTTACTAGCTAAGCTTTAATCTTCATACAACTCATCTTCCCATGCATCAATGTTAATCTCATCTTCATTACGATCATACAAATCGTAGTAAGCTTCATTAGGCATTAGTACACGGACTTCCCCAGGTCTACCTTGCCATGCTAGTAACAACATAGGGTAGTCGTCTTTATTAAACAAGTCGACCATGTAGAATTCACTACCGCAACTACCATAGAATAGCTTAATCTTTCCATGTCGAATGTTAGCCAAAGCTTGCTTAAGCTTGATCTTATAAGACGTGATTAATCGAACGCTATTCTTTTTCTTAATGCGTAACAAATCAGATGAGGTTAGTTTTTGAATTGTTGCACAGTTTTCTTCGTCAATGACAAGCAGACAGTTCTTTACTTTAATACTGCCTTTAGTGTGCGAGTTATCAGGCGTTTCCTTTGTGCTCCACGGAACAGTACATTGTACGTGATTAACGTAGTAGCTTTCGCCTTTTGTCTTTACAACCCACATTGGTATTGTAGGATCTTCTAAATGCTTCTTGTTAAAGTGAAATACTAATTCACGACAAACAATCTCAATCTAGGCCATTTGCTTTTTCCTTTTCAATAGCGGCTTCTTTTTGTAATAATTCAGTCATTTCTTTTAGAACATCGATGCCATGAATAGCCATCATGTCCTGTATTAGATCTTCTTCAATTTCAGCATTGATGCCATCGACATTAAGCTTAATCATTTTTGTTTTATTCATCTTCATCCTCATATTCTTTAGTCGTTATCTCGTCAAGTCTTAACAATGCCTGTTCTACTAGTTTGGGAATTTTCTTCCTACAAACTGCACACATCCATCTGAGATACATAACATCTTCTATATCAAAAAGTTTTTCACCTTGATATTTTCCAAACCAAAGAGTATAATCTGGTTTTTTTCCAGATGGTGGAATGCGACATGTTTCAATTTCTGCTTTGATAATACTGTAAAACTCTTGTTGTGTGCATTTATATTGATATTCTTTTTCGTATTCTTCTTTAAGAAATTCGGGATAAGAAAATCCAAATTCTACTTTACCAGCATTGTACCGTTGTAACCTTCTGCTTGCAGTTTTGTACATTTTAATGTCTTAATCCTATAGTGTTGGCACTGTATTAAAGCACCAACACTATTTAAATGCAATATTAAGCGATAACTGTTAGAGCAGTTCCGCATGTTGAACAGAACTTAGCATGTGCCTTGTTCTGTTTCCCGCAAGTAACACACTTTGGTTTACTCTTAACCGTTACTGGTTTGCGGATTGGTGCATTGTCTGGTGTTTCACCAAGCAACTTAAAGATCATTACGTGCTGCTCTGGTAATGTCTTAAAGCCAGTAACCTTGCTGAACTTTTGATTGCTTACGCTGCCTGGCACTGTAATGCCAGCATCATTATAACCTTGTTCAACAAAGTCACTACATGCGACACCAGGATGTCCTTCAAAGCTCTTTGCTGTTGCCCCTGATGCAGTCCAACTCATATTATTTTGTGTAGCATTACGCAATACAGAGCTTGATGCGGATGTATGTGAAATGCTGCTACCAATCATAGTGTTACTAATCCAATATGGTTCTGGGTATGTTGGTGCAACATATGTTAATACTGGATGACGATAACGTGTAACGTCTTCAAATTGATACTCAACACGGATAATACCATCTTCAAGTTTAACACCGCGATGTTGTTCTACTGCATCACTGCGTTCAATAAACTTAAAGCGATTGCCCTCATTGAGGTTGGTCTTTACCATACGCTCAAGTTCAATCTCGCTGTTGGCATCTACAATTAGACCACCATCAACGACTTCATTGCCGTCAATGCTAATACGGACAAGTGCTCTTACTGTATTGAGATTTTTAATGAGTAGGGAATACTCTGCACCAAATGGCAGGAATACTTGATCACCAAATTCACGTAGGACTTTGCGGTTGGATTTCACAGCTACCGCGAGCTTGTTGCTATACATCATTTTCTTTCCTTTTTAAAGCACACAGACTAAGTGCTTGGGTTTTAAAGTCTGTTGGATGTGAACACCACGTTCACATTTCTATTTAGTAGTCTCCGTTAGAAGCATTTCTTCTGCAAATAACTTTGCAAATAATTTATAATCAAAAAACCTAACATTTCCTCCTTGAGGTGCAACGCCATCAACTATACTTTTATTATACAGTCTATTCATTATTTCATTATTAGCAATGATTTTTTCATATTTCATAGTGTGGTTCCATAATTTTCTAATAAATTCAGTTCCCAGTAAGGTTGTAGGCTTCTCACCTACTTGAGGGTTTGATCACCACCCCTAGTCCTCCGCAGTAGATGCTATCACCACAACGTTACCTACCCTCGCGACTGGGCCTGTGGGTATAGGAGGCTGGCGCATCTCGTTATTCTCCGATAATTATGAACCCATAATCATCAAACGTTGGTTGAGGGAATACAGCAAACTTACCGTTATATTCAGCTACAATTACAGCAGCATCACTTGCGTGACTACCTTTGTAGTACATAGCATTTTTCCAACGAGTATTTGGCATACCACGCCTAGATCTTTTTACTATTGCAGCCATGCCACGGTTGATAGGAAAACGATGATCTTCGTATCCAGATACATCTACCTTATGAGTAAAGCTAGAAAATAACTTGTCAAGCTCTTCTAAAACTTGTGCTTCAGTTAATTTACACTTTACTTTCTCCTTTAGAATTTCAACTCCAGGCGCATCCGCAATGGTACGAAGGTAGAATACTGGAGTATCTGCTGTCTCTAGCTTTTGCCAACCAACTAGTTCTCTCCAATTATCCATTTAAGTTTTTCGCCTTATAATCTTCAAATGCATCAAAGAAGCTTTTACCAATTAACATGTATTGCTCTTCTTTAGAAAGATCTTCCTTCATCACTTCCAATGGAAGCGAAAGTTTTACAATCATCAAAGGTTGAAATGAATCAGAATCCATTGAATTGCGTGTTTCTAAAATTTTCATTTTAGCTGCCATTAGTAGCTCTTGTATGTGCTGTTAGATGTAGTAAAGGCTTGCTTCCACTGCCACTCATCTTGGACTAACTGATCAAAGTCATGTAGCTCAAGTTCAATCTCATTGTCAACACTTAGTTCAAGCATACGAATAGCACGGGCATAACTTGATTCATAACTGACTGGCTTGTTGGGAATAAGCTTGATCTTAGCAATCTCATTTAAATCGCCTGTCTTAGCAAGTGCAAGGTTTTCTTCTGCTACCTTGTTTACTGCCTTCTTGTAGTCTTCAACTGCCTCGTTGAATTCCTTAACGTGCTTCTCTTTATTTTGACGAACGATCTCTAATAGTTCGTTGCGTTTAATCTTTACACTGTGCATTTCTTTAATTCTTCCTGGATTTCTGTATCACGTATTTTAATCATTTCAATACGTGCTTGATCAACTTTTCTATCGTAACTTGACGTTAGTGACGTTACTTGGCATTTTAACTCAATTTCATTGCCATTGTTGTCTACTAAAAAATACTTTTCAATAATTTTCATTTTTTACCTTAATAAATTGGCGCCCGGTGTGGGGCTCGAACCCACGCTGGCGAGACTTTAGAGATCTCCGCTCTAACCACTGAGCTAACCAGGCTGTTTATTGTATCAATATAGCAGTTTAAAACTACGAAAACAAATAAATAATTGGTTATGAAAATAAATGAACTCACTCCATACAAAAGCAATCTAGTCTACAAGAAAGCTAAGAAAGAGTTCCCGCCGGTTGGATCCGATAACGAATTAGGTACAGAATGGGGAGATCCACGTGCTGATGCATTTAGTATTTTTTCTAAGTATCTAAAGAAAAAAGGGTTTAAAGAGTTAGGGCAAGGTTCGTTTGGTGCAACATACACGCACAGGAATTATCCATGGGTGTTTAAGCTTTTCTATAATGACCCATCATATTTTAAATTTTTTGAGTTTGTTAAAGCTAATCAAGGTAACCCATACTTGCCAAAAATTAAAGGCAAGTATATCAAAATAACAAACGGTGTTTATGTTGTGCGTGTAGAAAAACTTGAATCTATGAATCAAAACAATCCAAAACATAAAATGTTTAAAGATGCAGTAGAAGACATTTACTCTCCGGCTCATATTAAGAATAGAGCAATACGAATTAAGAAAATAGATCCTCTTCTGTATGATACTCTAATGAAAATTAACAAGATTAGAGGAACAGGTGAACAACTTGACTTGCATAATGGTAATTTTATGTTTAGAGGTGATACCGGGGTAATTATAGATCCTATCTACCAAGTAGATTTTTAACTGTTAGCGTCAATATATGCTTTGATGTCTCCACCATATAATAAAAGCTGAGTACTGATGCTGTCATCAAATATACTCAGCTTTCCATTTTTGAGGAAGTATGGTGCTTTCAAATGTCGATCTAACCCTAGCAAAATGTTTCCAGTAGTAACTTGTGCTTTGTTATTCTCTTGATCTAACTTGATAGTGTAAGGTTTTAATCCAAGTTCAACTAACCATTCATACCCACGTTCGGTTAATCGATACCCGCCATCTTCACGTATGTTTCGCCACATATGTACATAGACAGTATCAAAACTATTCTCGGTTAACCCGAGACTAGAACAAATATCGAACGCTAACTTACGCTTCAGTTCCATTAGGGAATATTGTTGAACCGGCGTTTAGTAATACAACGGAGAAATCCTCCGTTTTGAAAAGCTTGTTAAGCTTCTTTGCTAGATTAATTGCATGACCAGGATTGGAGAATGAAACCTTCTTATACTTGGGTCCTGGATACCCAACAAGACTATTAAAGCTTTTTAAGTTGATTGGTTTATTTTGATAATAAACTGCCCAGATGCCTTCGCTGGCTAGAACTTGTTCGCTTTTGTAAGTGTTCTTGTCTGTAAATTCTAGTAGAACGTTTGGTTTGGGTCTGCTCATTGAACTGTGCTTTCTTAATATACACAGTTATTTATCCCAAATCAAAACTTATTGGATGAAACTTCCACTTGTATTCTGCCCGTTTCGGTTGCGTCCTGTAGTTCAATTAGACGCGCCATTAATTGTTGAATCTCGTGATTGAGTAGTTTTGCTTCTGCTGCTGAAAGAACAATTTCTTTATTGTTACCTGCTAGCCCACGAATACGATCAGCAAAGTTACGAATAGCATTAGTCGAAGTCACTGGCATTTTGTGCAATCCTTAATTGTTCGCGCATTTCAAGTTTGTCCTTATAAGGACCTTTATATTCATTGCTATCGAGAGTAGATACTTTGGGACAAAAGCTTTGAACCCATCCGGTATCAAATTCAATAATGTAATATCCAGCAGCATGTAGTGTCCTGCTTTTTTCTGTTTTAGTAAAGACAGGTAGCTTACGCTTAATATCCCAAATTGGGTTAAATGCTGCACACTTAATTGGATATCCTAAAACTGATTCTTCCTGTGCAGTAGATTGTTCTTCAACTTTGGGAGTTTCTACATTAATAGCTAAATCCCAACATGCTTTATCAAAAGTATCATAAATCTTTTCAACATTGTTAATCATTACTTTAACAACATTTGACTGACTCATAGTACCTTGTTTTAGACCTTGAGAATCCTCAAGAATCCAAAACTTATTTGGCATAACTTCTTTAGCCCTTAGCATTTAGCAAGGTCCCCTGATATTCCTTTTTAAGCCACTCGCTATACTGTGTTGCCTGTTCGCTTAGCTTAACAAGATCATACTTTCCACAGAATTTTAGGAAGTGTGTACCAATTTGGTTTGGTACATCTACGTTGACAAGATTTTTAATTTCAGCGTCAAACAATTCCTTAACATCATCTGGTTGTGCAGTAAGATCAATTAGCTTGACGTTACGCTCGTAATCATCAAGTACACGATGCTCAACACCATCAGCATCAGTCCAACGCTGTAGCATGATGTTGTTCCATGCATAGCCCTTTTTACCCATATCAGCGTAAGCCTCAGTTAGCCCAACCTTGTTCTTTGTACCTTTTACACGTACACCAGGGTAAGCACTAAACACGTTGTCAGTAGGATCACCGCGCATACATTTCTCAAAGAGCACAAACTTGGGATCACCAATGCTCTTTTGTTCACCAGTCTTCTTGTCCTTAACTGGTTTCATCTTATCGTTAAACACACCGTGTAGATTAGTCCACTCACCAGTTACACCATTAAACTGGGTAACGTTCTCACTAATAAGTTGATGGAAATCTGAGTCGCTAGAAATAATAATGTGTTCATCGTTTGGATGCAGTGCGATCCAACGTGCAATCATGTCATCTGCTTCACCGCGCGGATGACGTAATACAGTGCAAGCAGTCTTTTCCTTAAAGAACTTATTCATGTCATCATACGCTTCATAGAAGAGCTTATCTTCTTCGCTCTCCTCCGCTGTCATTGCTTCGCGAGCGGCACTGCGGTTGCGCTTATAAGGAGTATAAAAATCCTTACGCCAACTGCGACCTTCTAAGCAAATAACAACATGGTCACCACCAAGATCACGTACAGCTTTATGAATGCTGCTTAGTGTAATATGAATGGCATAACCAAGTTTGGTCCATTGATCTGTTCCACGAGCTGCAACATGACGAGCGCGGAAGAACGTGTTTGATGAGTCAACAAGTAGATATTTCATAGTTCCACTATACAGTAATATTATTAGTAGTCAAGTGTTTAAAAAGGTATCTTGCCCAAAATAAATGGGCATGTGAATTGGCATGTTTGGTATAAGGTTCAAGAAAATTAACTCCCCAATCCTTATGGAAATTTTTTGGAACATTTGTGAAAGCATCTGTTTCGTTAAAGAATAGATGAGTTATTTTCTTATTTTTTAAATATTGGTGTAATTCAAATATTTTTTCATGATCTTGAACATCACGTTTTTCAATTTTTGCCCACCCAATTATTACTACAGTATGTTGTTTAATATCAATATTGTTAATGTATTCGTATGTAGTATCTAAAATTCGAGTATTGCTTGAATTTGCTTCTGCCCCGCATATTAATGCAAGCTTAAGAAGTTTAGAAAGATGCATCCCATAACTAGCAGCTAGATTATCTGGATGTGGTTTTGCTCCTAATGCAACGTATCTAAAATCGTCGTTTGCAAACAAAAACTTATTAACAGCTTTTGCCCCGGCACTATAATTACTTCCATTTACGTAAAGTATCATGAAACTTCTGTTCGTCCATCTTCGCCAGTCTTACGATTGATATAGCGTACATTATCTGGAGGACTCTTTTGTGCTACTTCCTGTTCGTATGCTTCTGCAAGTACATTTCGACATACAGATCTAAACCACATATCTACAACATCTTCGTCTGTTTTGCCTGGATAACCAGCAGCACGAAGTTCCTTAATGAAAGCATCGTTCCAGTCTAATTCAAAGCTACCATTGCCCACGTTTTTTTTATCTAGATCAACAGAAAGTACGCTAACATATGGTTCACCTTTTTCAGTAGCAATTTCTTTTGGAGTTTTTTCTACCTTTGGCTTACGTGGTTTTTTAGGCTTAGTTTCTTTTTGAAGTTGTTTAACTTTTTCTTCCTCGGCAAGTGTATCACCGAGCTTGAAGTTATCTACTATCTTTTTCCACAATGACATTTAATCTTCTTTCAGTTTGAATAATGAAGTATCAATTTTACGTACTTCGCTTGCAGGGCCTAGACTTACGGGAGTTCTAAAAGCTCGTGTATTGACTTTTTCTTTTCGAATCTTTTCACTATTTTGATTGCGTTTTTCAATAACATCTGGACTAGAAATAATTTTGTTAACTGCTGCTTTTCTTTTACGTTCTAGTTTTCTTTGTTTCTTAAGCTTTAGTCGTTCAGACTTGCGTGACATATTAGTTCCTTTCGTAGGCGTACTTTAACGCAACTATCGTAGCAACACCTGAGTCTTTAAAATTGAAAACTATTTCAGTGTTATTTGAAAACGGTTTCATATACCAAGTGTAATCACCTGGCCAATCTATATCGTATTCAGTTTGCAACCAGTGTGTTATCTCAATAGCTTTTTTGTATCCGCCCTTTATAATCATGTTCCCCACTTTGTTACTAATTTATATCCTGCTTTAGTAATCTTGTTCTCATAAAAAAGGGTTTTTTGATACAGATCTTTCATTGGCAATTTAACAATTGGATGAATCATTTCAGGATCAAACGTTTCAGGGCAACCATGCCAAAATTTTCCGTGATACAGATAAACAGTTTTTGTATCGGGATCATACCCATCAACTTTATATTTTACATCCTCGAGCCATACTTGTCTTTCTTTAATTCCTAAAGAATCTAACCATTCTGTTTCTTTTTTAGAAACAAAACTTCCACTTTTTTGACTTTCCCATGCTAATTTTTGAGCTTTTTCAAGTTGCAACAGAGTTCGGAGATTGTTGCAGTCAGGACAAAGACCAATTTTTCCTGCCACATAACTGGAATAATATGTACCATGAATAGTGCATCGAATATTGTATATTTTTTTATATTTTCCTTCTTCAATGTAACATTCACTTACGTCAATATTCTCCCTAGTTTTTAACGCTTTGTCTTTAACTTGATCTAAAGTAAGTGTGCGTTTCTCCCACATAGCACCAGAGTTATAATACCCTTTTCGACAACAATGTTTCATAGTTAACAATTGCCAAGGTAAAGAACTATGTTCACCATGTTCACATTGGTACTTTATTTTAGTATCTGTGTTAATATATTGCTCAAGTAGTTTAATAGTGGGGTGCCTATCCGCTATTTCTTTTTCAAATTGATCGTGTGATTTTTTGTTTTTCCGCATTATTGTTCCCCAAGTATTTAGCAAAAAACTAAAATACTTGGGATTTTATCTATGTACCCCAGGCATTTTTGAACAAAGGTACCTGAATACGTGGGCTAAAGCGTAGTCCATTATCCCTACAAAAGTCTGCTACTTGGCGTTCATTGAGTTCATATACATGATTAACACCGCCAACAGGCATAAGATACACAGGAATGTTAATACCGGCATCTTCATATTCCTTTTTTGCTTTCATTGCATCTTCAACATCCTGCTGTGTACTAACAACGAACTTGAAGTAGCTACGATGATCCTTAATGTTAACGTAACTTTTTACGACATCTGGAAGAATTGCCTCTTCCCACTTTTCACCGCTGCATGGTAATTTAGCACTAATTGAAAACGTAACTTCGAGCCCAGGCCACAAAGCTTTACTGTTTAAGAAACCCCACAGATCTCCACTTAGTGGTTGTGTGCCATTTGTTTCAAATGTTAGATGTGTTAGTCCAATATCCATACATGCTGCAATAAGCTCTGGATAACTGCGTTGCCAACCAAGCAGTGGTTCACCACCAGTAATGATTAAGTGTTTGTCTCGTCCGAACGTTCCCCCCGGGAGGAGGTTCTTAATTTGTGCGACAATGTCGCTAACTTCCATAAGAGGACTGAGATGCTTAAATTTAGGATCCCAACTGGCATAGCTATCACAACCGGTTGATACAAGAGGCAGATCACGGTAATCGCTGTAAGCATTAGGATCAATATTACTGCGCTCATTCGATACTTCTCCTCGAACCATACCGAATCCACTGCAAGTAAAATTACAGCCAAAAGTCCTAAGAAAAATGGAAGGTACTCCCACATATTGTCCCTCTCCTTGTAAACTATAAAATAATTCTGCTACTTTAATTTTGCTCATCATCAACCTTTGTTGTTAAGAGCCACTTACCATCTTCTTCGGTCCAAATAATTGTATCACCAACGTCCCAACCCATTTGATTAAGAGCATCAGGAGGAAGCTCAATGTATAATTCATCAGTTCCCTCCCTGCTTTTAACTTCAATGATCCAGCGATTGGCCCCTAAATCTTTTGGATAGTTATTCATTTGTTGCAACATCTGTTTTTAAACATAGTCCAATTCCATTACCATGCACAATTATACCACCAAGACGTTCGCACTCTGTTTTATACCAATTTACTTTTGTTGCAAATTGAAAAGATAAAGCAGTTGTAATAACAATCAAAGCAATGATGCCAACAGTGTATATGTTAATTAAAACAAATCTTCGTTCCACTCACGATGTCCTTCTCTGTATGCCATGTTGGCTACTGTTTCACGAACCTCAACACGATAACACCACAATCTTGATGCTTCGCTTGGTCCCCACATATCAGGAATATACACGCCATTTACATATTTGTAAAGCATGTCGGCTAAGCTTTCGCAACCTAGCTTTGGTAAAATAGTTAGTTTGGCTAATTTCTTTTCTTGTAGCATCTTAAATGTCTCAAGTTCTGGATCATCCTCTGCTACAAGTAATGTATGATCAAACTGATCTTCGAGCATTTTCTTAAGCTCTTTAAGCCCACCATAATCAGCAGCCCAATTGCGAACGTCTAAATCATTAGTGCCAAAGTAAAACTTTATTGAGAAGCTATAACCATGAATTAGGTTACAGTGTGAATCTGCACGCCATTGCCTATATGCACAAGGGAATGCATTAATATATTCTTTAGTTGAAGTATATTTGTAAGATACGGGTGTATTTGCCATAATCAGTCTTTCCTATCTATGACACGCAGAGTTCTTTTAGAGGGGTGAGTGTCAAGGCCTCTTATAGCTGTATATTAAGCTAACTTAACATTAGCTATCAATATTTATTTTTTCTGCTATAATATGCTTTAGTTCCGTTGGAATGAACTTCCCTACATAGATCAGTTTTTGTAAATTCAAGCGCAAAACGTGTTTCATCTGCTTCTTCCATAAAAACAAAAAAGCACGTTTTGCCATCTGGGGCAACTAAGTCTCCCCAATTGTTAATTGCAGCATTCTTATCTGGTGCCAATAGTCCGTTCCAAACAAATACTTGCCCAGAACAGTTTTCATCTACCCACTTTCGTATACGCATACGATTTACCCAAGGTATTGAGCACTCGTAAAATCTAAAATCATCAACATTAATTAACCATGTTAATTCATCATAGTCACTAATGTAGCGTAGGTTCTTATTAAGTCTTAAATCCATTCCTCAGCGATGCCCAAAATTTCTGCTAGACCTAAACCAATTGCAAGCATCAATACTGCTGGTGATCCACCTTCAATATGTCCAAGAACAATAAGTGTTATAATACAAGACAAACAAGATGCAATTCGTATACCGCTTTTGATAAAACTAATCTTTTGATGCCAGTGCTTATACTTGTGTTCAAAATCATTCGACAATTGGGGGTTCTCCTTGTGTTAAGTTGTACATATTTAAGTAGTCCTCCCACGCCTTCTTTAATGCAGGATACTTCTCATGCAGTGCCCTTTGCTCATAACTCGTATACACTGTTGGTTGAGCTACTTCGGGAATTATTCCAAAACTGTTGTCATAAGATGTACCAGTGTCTACTGCCCATTCGTATGTGTCATCGCTTGTAATGTTAATGATATATTTGCTTAAGTCTATATCACTAACATTATATTCCTCTGTTACACTAATATCACCACTTAAGGTAATACTAACGTTCATGTTATCTTCTGGATCCATATTAACCTCGCAACATTAGCTGCACTAAGATATCATTTATCCTAACACCCATATCTTCGCTGTCAGATACCATAAACAATTCGTGTGCTGGACGATATGAGCTAGAATGTACTGGGCCATCTTCATTCTTCCAAGCTTCTACAATGTGTCCACCATTTGCACGATGCAAACGAATATTCCAACCTTCAAAGCTTTTGTTAAACCCATTAGGTCCTTGTGTAGATGGTATTGGTTCTGAAACTACTATATTTTCATCTTCTTTTAGATAATCGCGTAGCCACTGCTTAAATGAACGACGCTTTTGTTTTACATCTTCCTGTGACCATGAAGGAGCACTTGAACCAATTCCAGCACCTTTACGATATTTGTTTACTTTATATCCCATCGTTGTTCTCCCAATCGTGTTTTACCATAGCTTCTACAATTTTATAATTCTCATAAGCTTCTTTAAGTGCAGGATACTTATCAATCATGTCAAATGCAGGTTGAATAAGACATAGTCTTTCCATTATTGTATCAAACATTTCACCTACATGAATATCTGGTTTACCTTCACGGCGAAGAATTATATCGTTACTATAAGCGTTAGTATTAGCATAAATGCTTGATGTTGTGTAATACGATGGAGAAGTTGCCCAATAATTTGAACCTGTTGCTCCAATTGTGTAAGAACTACTGTTAAGTGTTACGTTTCCTGTTGCCATTATGATTCCTTATTGTTCTTAGCTATAAGCATTTCTCGAATGCTATTTTGAACATGTTCAGGAACTTGCACTTCACCGTTAAATTTAAATTTTTCTGCATGTGTATCATAGTTTTTACGGTAAATGCGATCTACTTCAGTTCGAATGTATTCGTTTTTTGCTAACTTTTCTACACACTCATTTAATTTAAATTGTTCGTGTTCAACAATAACATCGGGCATTCCTAGTTCTTTTATTTTTTTAACTCGTTGAAGTCGCCACTCAATTCTTTCTTCAAGTTCTTTTTTTGTAAGTTTTGGTTCTTTTGTAAATCTTGCCATATGAGAGTTCCATTGTTTTGTTCTCTCTTCATCGAGTCGTTGTTGTTCTGCTTCGTATGAAGCTTGATCTATATGAAACCAATAATAGTCTGCATCCATATTCGGTATTAACATTAACCATGTCCTTTCATGCTTAAGCAGATATCGTAGAATTCCTTTTTAAGCGGAGCATGTGTGTCGAATGCACCAAGCATAATTGCGGTTGTCATATCGCTTTCGTGCTCGCGTACACCACGCATTGTCATGCAGTGATGCTCTGCTTTAACAAGCACTGCGATGTTTTCAGTCTTTGCATACTTCTTTAGTGCTTCTGCAATTTGTGTTGTCATTTCCTCTTGAATCTGAGGACGTTCGCAAATGTGATGCACAATACGATTGAACTTACTAAGGCCAATTACTTCATCTTCTGGTACAATACCAACCCAACACTTACCGACAATGTTTTGGAAGTGATGAGCGCAAGTGCTGCGTACACTAATTGGTCCGGTAGTATACAAACTCTTATATCCCATGTTTGGGAATGCTGTTACTTTTGGTACTGGACGATAACGACCACTAAATGTTTCAAGAATAAACATCTTAGCAACGCGGCGTGCAGTGTCTTGTGTATTGTGATCGTGCTCGGTATCAATTACTAGAGACTGTAGCACACCTTGGAACTCGGCAGCAACTTCATCTACAAGTGCATCAAGTTCACCTTCTTGAATATATTGAGCAATGTTATCATTGCTATGAAATCTATCACCTGCTGCTAAAATGCGCTGGCGAATTTGCTCTGAAACTTTCATCTAAAACTCCTATTGTTTAGTGTAGCAAAAAACTACGATAAATTAAATTAATTCTTTAGCTCGTAGCAGTACTGATCCCAGCACATATCTTCGAGTGTCTTTTCAAGTTTAACTAAACTGCTTAAGTTATTAACGATTGCGCTTACTGCATCACCTTCACGTGGCGAACCAACTTTGTACATAAGTTTAATGTTAGTAACTTTCTCCATTGCACGGATAACATCAAGTACTGAGTATCCTTTTGCACTACCAATACATTCATATGGTGTATTTTGTGGTCCAGCTTCGATAGCTGTAACGATAGCATTAGCAACATCTAACACATGAACATAATCACGTATGCAAGTGCCATCGCGAGTTGGATAATTAGTTCCGTTAATTACAAAGTCGCGCTTACCAATAATTGCCTGTGCAACAGCTTTGATTAGATGTGGTGTTTTAGCTAACTGATGATTGATTCCATCAGTGCCAGACACATTAAAGAATCGAAAGATAGTGTAATTGCTGCTTTTCTCTTTAATAATATCTTCTGCTGCCATCTTGCTACGTGCATATGGACTTACCATGCTAAACACTGAGCTTGAACTTGCAAAGATAAAATGATCGTTTTCAATACGATCCAACACATTTGCAGTTCCCATTGCATTAACACGGTAGTAATCAGTTGGCTCACGTAAACTAACTGGAACACTACCTCTTGCAGCTAAATGTACAATGCAATCAAATGATCCACGCACGTAATGGGTAATATCCCATTCCCTGAAGTCATCAATATAGGGAGTAATGTTGTTATACTCGCCGTGAATATTGATATCCCAACCAGTTACATGGTATCCATGTTGCTTTAAAACTTTGCATACATGACTACCAATGTAACCAGTTGCACCTGTTACAAGTATTTTCTTCATGTTTTATTTAGATTGCCATTGACTTTTTAATAGTCGAGTATAATTCTTTGCCGTTAAAGAACTTATCACCAGTTTGATTAGCCATTTCTTTAGACTTCTCATAAAGATCATTGCGTTCCATTGTGTTACGAATGAATTGCATTAGATAACCCTTATTGTCCTGATATGCTTTCCAACTTGTTACCCAACGATTTGGATATTTTTCTTCCCACATCTCAGTATAGCTTAGTCGATCTGGTACCATTGGATATGTTCCAACTAATGCAGCTTCATATGCGCTAATACCAAGTGTCTCTTGCAAGTTAGCACTAAACATAACTTTGCTTTCAGCCATATGCTTATGGTATTCATCTTTAGACAAGTTATGTTCTTGTGCAATGAACCATTCATATTCTGGCATACTTGCAGCAAGGTCTTTAAAGATTTCAACTTGCTTCTCTGGAGCAATGCGGTGAGGGAAGATGATCTTATTCTTCTTTTGCACAGTATCATATGGCTGCATTACCTTTGGTAGATACTCCATAGGCCAACCAACAATATGACACTTAGGATCTACAGCATCCTCGAATGGAAAATCGAACAGTGTTTGTAAAAATATGTCTAAGTGGAATTGTGTCGCAAAAAAGTTATCATCATAGCAATCATACATACTACGCTCTGCGTTACGCACCCATGGTTTGTTACCAATAAGTCGTCCTAGAAAATCATGTGGATCATAGCTACCGGCATGCCATAGACCACCAATGCGAATTTTAACACCAAGCAGCTCAGCCATATACTTGAGCTGTATTACAGTTGGGTTCCATGCATCGGTGTATAAGAAATAGTCGCCGTCCTTAATGTTGCCAAATGCAAACTCACGGCTAATCTCAATCATTTGTTGTGCTTTATAGTTGTTAGTGCCAGCAAAGTTTAAAAACGCACCTGGTGTTGTTGCCATTGGAACATCACCACCTGAAATCTTTACAACATCCAACCCTGCTTCACGCATTTGAATTGGTAAGTGTTCTTTCCATTGTTTTGTGTAACGTGTGTCAACTGCTTCAATGTCAACAATGTAAACTCTATTCATATTGTTCTCTTAATCCTTCCCATCTTAATACAATCCAACTGGCATATTTTTCAGTTTGTGGACTTAGTTTTAATTTAACTGTATTACCATAGTAGTTAGGAACAATTTTAAAGTCTACATTAATCGTAAACTCTGCTTCACGCATCAATTTTTTAATTTGTTGTAACGTAGTGTTTGGGTAAAACGTTTTTCCAAGTCGACATCTAAAAATAGGCAACTCCAGCAGAAACCAATTGGTCTCCACTGGAGTATAATCTTCAATAATGTATTCTATTTCGTTCAAGGTACGATGCGAATAGATGTATGATCCATGCCAACTTCCTTTACCCAATAGAAAAGTCGTTCAGCATGTTCAGGATGTAGTCGAATACATCCATGGCTTGCAGGTCGTCCAAGTCGCTTAATGTCGTAAGTAGCATGAATTGCATAACCACCCTTAAAGAAAATGCTATGCGGCATTGGGGAGTTATTATACTTTTTGCTGTAATGCATCTTTGCAAGGTAGTATGGACTAAAATCACCATAAGGTGTGCGATAGCCTTTTCGTGCAGTGCTTACAGGATAAACTTCTTGTTCACCAAACCCAGTTTGCACATACATTACTTGATCGCTAACATCAATTGTGATGTCAACGTATTCAGCTTTTGCTGGGTTGGAAAGGAGGGCGAAAAACATCGCCCCCATAGCCAGCGAAGCTAGCTTATTCCATGCCATAACGGGCATCCTTCTTCCAGTTGTCAACAACGCGGTCACCGCGCCTCCAGCGCGAGTACTGGCCCCATGGTGTATCGCCCTTGTATAGATGTGCCTCATTAAACACATAGCCATACTCTACGCAAAACTTGCGATAGTTATCGAGATCGTCGAAAATCTTAATCATTTGGTCCTTCATTGGATATCTTCCTGTGTATAAGAATAAGTTTCAAATTTTACAAAAGTGCCGTTCTCGTTATCTTCGCTAACTTCGATCCATACTGTTCTCCCTGGATATTTGGAGTTGATTTTAAGATACAAATCTTCTGCGATCATCTCGCATGACTTGTAATCCAGTTGCAGTTCCTTCCCAACACCATAGAGGTTATTGAGCCAACGCTTAAATTGGATAAACTCAATATCTCTATCGTCGTGGAATACTTCGATATAAACTTTAAAGTGAAACATATGGCGATGTGGATGCGCTAAAAAGCTTACGTCATATTCATCGCCTGTGGCAAGCTTTGGGTCAGTTGCGGCTGCAGGATAACGATGAATGCCTTCTCTAGCAAACGTTACCCAAATCATTTTTTCTGTTGTCACTGTGTGCATGTTCTATATCTTACTGTATGTTGAGGTATTTGTCAAAGCTTATTTTGGCATTACCAATAAATGAAAGCGCGGTTAAATCCTTTTGGACGATTTGCGCTATCAATAAATGCTAAACGCCATTCTTCTGTATTGCGATTATACCCGCGGGTCCAAAAGTTTTCTACGTTAAGCTTACCAGTTTCAATTTGGCTAACTGCTTCAAGCATACAAGCATGAAACCCTGATGTGCGTGGACTTGGGCATACCATTGTTACAGCATTCCAAAGTAGGTGATCGAAGTTGCTTGAAACATATGGATGCTTACTGCTCGCAAATACTAGCAGCGCATTTGGATTGTAGATATCTTGTGTTAGTGAAATATCGTTGGTGCTTAGATCAATTACAACATCATATTTGCCATCTGGTTTGGATTGGACTTCAATACTGTGTTCTTCCATCCAAAACTCTTTGCTGTAATTGCCAATTACATCGATGCCGCTATAAACGCCACGCAGATTAAGATTAGTACAAACCACATGACTTAGGAAACCTGTGCCAATAATAGCAATACGTTGTCCATTAAAGATGTCTGCACGTAGCATTATTTCACGGAATACGTTAATACCACATGCAATTGGCTCTACAATATACTTTGGGCTTGGTTGCGGAACTTTTACGTATGATTCAATTGGGGTATTGTAAAAGTCTGCATACGCAGGTTCACCACGTGTAGCAACAAAATCGCCTACAACTACATCTCGAACTTGTCCACCAACTTGTGTAACAACACCAAGCCCTTCGTGGCCATGCATATTCATAGGCAGATTAAACTGGCCGTACATCATGTCGATATCACTACGACAAACCCCAGTCATTAGTGCCTTTACTTCAATCTCATAAGGTTGAATTTCAGGCTTAACCCATTCTACTTCTTTGTAAAAGCCATTACCTTCTGTAGTAAGTAACCTTACTTTACGTTCCATTTAATTCCTCTAACAGCTTGTGAATCCAAATATCCTGTAACTTTTGTTCTTGCCAAAAGTCCTTAATGTTGCGACATTCTACAGCAGTTTTAATCATGTTACTATACGCTTCCTCTGGGCATAAACCAAGTGGAATATTGGTTCTATTGCCAAATGTTATACCAACATCATCTTCACGCATACTACGCCAATCTGCAATTACTTTAACACGAATATTTGCTAAGTGTAATTCAAAAGAGCAGTAATCATCCACATCATAAATCCCGTTTGGATTTACGCTACCGTAATCACTTGAAGTTAAGTCCTCTAATCTTGAACGTTGCATAACTTGTTTGTTAACAAGTTTAAAACTTCTATAATCGGATGCATAAAACATTGGCATGTAGCTTAACAAGTGAGGCACTAAATCTCTGCTTACTCCACCCCATGCTAAGTGTTTGGTAGTAAACCAACTGCCAGGATTAGGTACACGATTATAGTTGATCCAATTAAGATTAATGTACTTTGTAATAGCAGACTGCGAAACCAGATCATATATGTTTGGTCGGTATTGATTGTTCTTAACCATCATAAGTCTAACATCAGACTCAGTAGCTTTACGCCATGCTGCTGCTGTTTTAAACCCAGGTTTCTCTACAAACACAATGCTATTAGGTGTATGGTTAGACTTTACATATTCATAAAACAAATCTTCATGCGTGAAGTTTGGAGTACAAATATGTACAGTGTCGAACTTAGCACTAGCACATGCTTCTGCAAAAGAAGTAAACGTTGGGTTCTTAGTTGCATCCATATCAACAGTTACAACATCGGCCCCCAATTGTGTTAAGACATCAACATATAACTTGCCAATACCAAGTCCAACAACTAAGCTTTTCATTTATCGTCCTTATAGGCTGACCAATCTGTATAAACTTCCTTACCAAGTAGTGACTGTAAGCGATGAGTCCATACACCAGGATTACTGTAGCCCCATTGTGTATCATCAATTTTAAGTGTAGTATGATAGTTAAGCAATTTAATGTATGGCATCTTCACACTTACCATTGGGATAAACTTCATACGTTGACAGTACCCAGCTTCATGTACACGATTGATATCTGCTACATCAAAATCTAATGTAACCCAATAATCTGTGTTATCAAGAAAATGATGTATTAGTTTCTCAAACGCTTTTGCAGTCTTCATATCTACATTGCGATATGTTTGGCTTGTGCCAAAATACAAATGCTCAACATTGTATCCATCTTCTGCAAGATCCTTAATCTCTGTAGTGATCTCATCAATAGATGGTGTGCCTACGATAAACAATGTTTTGCTACCGTAGGCAACCGTATGCTCTACTTCTGTACCAGTAAAGAAAGTGCGTGTTTGTCTATCTGCTAAACTCATACTGCTTCCTTTGCAAGTCTCACCATCTGTTGGAACTGCTCATAACTTGCTTTAACAGCAGGGTTAGAGTAAATGAGTGCTTGTTGTTCTCGCCACTCACGTTCCATATTCTCTAGTCTTTCAATAAGACTACGGAATGATGGTGAAACTCCAACAGTAAACTTTAATGCAGGTTGCCCGTTGCTATAATCCTGCATTGTGTTTGTTTGAATATACTGATAATCGCCTTCAATTTTAATCATTTGATTCGTCCAAATCATCCATCTTTGTTTGATCTAATTCGTATTCATCTTCAATGCTAACGCTATCATCTACTAATACTTCTGGAGTATCAAACATTGCATTAAAACCAGTCTTACTGTTAAGTGTTTTCTTACCAACAGCACCACGTTGTCCAATGATGCGTAGATAGAACTTATCCCACTTCTCAATTTCTGCCTCTGCTTCTGCACGATTAGTTTTTGAGAAAATGCTATCAATAATATCTCTAAACACTACACGTTCAAAGCGTTCATCAATAAGCATTGCAGGGAACATGCCCTTATTATAATAAGCATCGTTAGCACGTTGTACAGCTAGAATGTGTAACCAAGTATTGTGACCCATTTGAAGGGCATAACTGAAAGTATCCCAACTTGTTTTAGATACAACACCCATCTTGTTTGCTTTGTTTGGGGGATATACACAAACGTCTTTAACTTCTAGTAGTTCTGATACTGGGCTATCTTCAAACTCTAGAACAATCTTTTCTTGCAGTAACCCATCCCGCAATGAACGTGTATCGCTGCTATACTTGCGGTTATCAATGCTGGGCTCCATTTTGTAAATCCACTTCTCTCTATCCTCTAAGCGAATAGTGGTGTAGATCAAACCATTAGCATTGGCGAGGAATGGGCTTGCACAATCAAAACTAATTGTGAAGTTTGGATTATAATACTTGCGTACAGCATTTTGTAGATCAGTAAGCAATACAGCCCACTCCATCTTTGATGTACCCAAGAAGTGCATCCAATCATGTACACCTTCTTGTAGTAATCCATCAAAGTGTAATGCTACAAGTCGCTTTAGGATAAGATGGATGTCGCACATATTTTGACCACCCATAGCCCACCCATTAAAGTGCTTCTCATACTTCTTTGGATCACAAAAATCCTTCATTTGCTGATACCAATCTTCTGCATCAGCGTGTGTTTCACCCTGTAGTACGTTTAGGAACTTACAAGCACCAGTTCTATTTTCAATAAAGAATTGATTATTATATTTGGTTGCGTTAACTGCTTCTTGATAACTGGTAATACAAGTTGCAGCAATACCTGCTGGGCTGCGACTTACCCATGCTGGAATATCAAGGATGATTCCATAATCCATGTAAGCATCCATCCAGTTAAGAACTTGCTTACGTTTTGCTTGTGCTGCATCAAGTTTAGCTTGATACACTTTTGCGTGATCAACTTTCCTATACTTTGGATTGCCATTGCGATCAAGTTTTGGATTACCAGATTGATCAATGAGTGGGATCATATCAACACCTCTAGCAACTTGCCGCGCCATTTCTGCTGCTACTTCTGGCCCAGTTGGATCTCTCCACTCACCTTCCCACTTACCTTTACCAATTTGGAAGCCCCCAGAGTCACCAAGCATAAAGCTGCTCCCATCACGGGGACGATCACGGATCATGCTTTCCTTTGGAATTACTTGTGTAATATCCAATTGTGCGTGACCTGCCGAATGCAAGCCCCATGGATAATAGAAGATGCTTTTTTGAGGATCTAAAAAGTTTAGACCCTCAACTCCTTGTGTCATCTTCTTTGGGATACGTTCTTTAGGAACGTAGTTTGCGTTATGTCGCTGCCTGCTTACTGCTGTATTGTAGAAAGTAGAAATGGCAGGCAAGAACACTGCATGTTTGGGGCGAAGAAGGTCATCGCCCTTTTGGAACTCATATAACTCATGATTCGATTGTTTGTTAGATTGCTCTGCCAAAATTTACCCCTTACTTTGAAAGCATTGGAATGATGTAGTCATAATTAGCAAGACCTGAATCAACGCTAATCATCATTCCTGGTCCACCCATCTGGATTGTCTTGTTGCCAGCGAGTGTTAGTACACTATTTACCACGAGAACTGGCACTACAATAGTTTCCTTAACCTTCTTATCAACACCAGTGTGGAATACGAAGCTACCATTGTGTGAAGAACCATCACCAATGTTTGCACGTACATCACCGTTTTCAATACGGAATGTAACTGCCTTCTCTTCTGGGTGTGCAGATGTTTGATACTTTAGACGCTGCTGTGCAGCAACAGTTGGCTCAAACGTGCAAGGCCAGCTTGTAACGTTGAACTTTAGTAGTGGTTCAATGTTTTCAATAATGTTTGAAGCCATCAAGCGGAATTCATTCTTGAAGTCCCCTGTTGCGTTTTCAAACTTAATATTAACTGGCTGTTCAACATTGTTTACAGCTCTGCGATCAACAGTTAGCGTTGCACCGTCATCCTGATATTCAGGAATGTTTAGTAGTGTGCTGAGTAGTGGAAGATTGGGGATACCAAATAGTCCTTCAAACTCAGGAATAACACCGTGAAGCTTAGCACGAAGAACTACAGTACGTTCCTTTTCAGTTGAACTTAGCTTAGTTTCCTTGTCAGTACCGTCAACACGGAGGTTGTCGAAACAACCAAGGCTAACAGTATGCTTAACGATATCGATTAGATAGTCTTTCATCTTTCATCCTATGTTTAATGTATGTAGAATAGCGTGTTGACCGTATAAGGTCAAATTATATAATTTACTTGCCGTTCACTAATTTACGAATTAATTCAATTCGCTTTTTATGATGTAACTCGTGATTTTTAAAGGAAGGTTGTTGTTTTATATATCCAACGCTAGGATATTTCTTTATTAGTTTTCTGTTTCCATTTTTTTGGAATATCATGTAACTGAATGTTTCTTTACCAGAAATAACATTTTCGAGTACAGATAAATCTTGTCTACATAAAAAGTTAATGTACATATGTGGGGTAGTGTAAGTCATATTTCCATCTTCAAACATTTTAAAACCACGAACTGTTGCACAATTATTATAATTAAAAATTAATATGCCTCCCGGCATCAATTTTTCTATAAATTTTTGTAGTATAATTTGAATTGTATTCCAAGGTAAAAACGGAAACTCGTTAAACGCAACAATTAATCCAATATCATTGTTGGGTAATAAATTAATATCGTTAAGATGGTAAAATTTTAATTTTCTAATGAAATCTAAATGAAACTTGTCCTTTTGTAAAGGAAAATATTCTTTATGCTGTTCCATTATGTACATTGGTTCACAGCTTTTAACAGCCTCTAATAAATCTGTATTTTTAGCACCATATATTAACCCTGGATGTAACCAATTTGAATAATTAAGAACTTTTGCTGCAAAGGCATCAAATTCTTCTTTATTTGGGGGCCAAAGTTTTATCCATTCAAGTTGCTCGTGAAATAACATTTTTTCAGAATTCTTCCTCCAAATATCTTCACTAGCAGTCATGTATTGATCAGAATCACCATATACGATTTTTTTAAGATTTTTACTAATTGATAAAGCATTATTATGATATTTTTCTAAAAGTAGTTTTATCTCTTTAGCTAATTCTTTTTGTTCAGCAGTGCTAACATATGTTAAATCTGCCAAGTTAGATTCTACATCTGCAATGTATTTGTTTATTACCTCAGTTGTAGATGCAAAATCTAACTTTTCTAACTCAATTGATTTCTTTAATAAATCGCTTAATTTAAGGCCCATGGATATATTTAATTTATCCAAACATTGCATTAAACGAATTGTTATTACCTACAGTGCTGCTTAGATTCCAGTTTAGAACGCCAAGCAAGTTCTCAACCTTGCCATCAACGATAGTCGATTCCATTGCGCTGTGATCAAAAGGTAAATCTAAGAACCATTCTGGCAAGTGATTTTCGTCAATTGGATACGCCACGCTCGTATAACCAATGGGATTATCCTTAAGTTTACATACAATGACTTTCTGACCATCAGTAATTTTAATACTGTAATTGTCGCTGTACATCTTCTTAAGTGTATTCCAATTTAGTGCAGCTCTTACGTGTCCTGGCATATTGAACTTGCCGTTCTTCTTTTCCATGTCACCATAATATGTAAGCTTGTTAACACGCTTTGGTGTACCCTTTTCCCATGCTGGTCGTTTAGTAAACTCCTCACGGAATGCAACAATCTTATCAAGTATGTCATGTTCTTCTGCGCCGCAAAGTACGTCTAGTAGGATCTTGCTTAAGAAGTCCTGCACTACTTTTGGAGTATCTGAACGCTTAAGATCAAGCCCCATAGCTTTTACTTTGCCTGGTTTACCATCAACATCTTGGCGCTTGCCTTCCTTATCATAAATGAGAACTGCATAACGCTTCTTTGTAATGTACAGTCCACGACTTGCCACAAGTTCGCGACCACCTTTGATGATAGCACCAAGGTCACGTGGACAATGGAATGCTTGTTCCATAAATGCTGGGAAACTTTGGTTAACTTGTTCAGCAATGCTGTCATATAGCTGTACACAAATCTCTCTGTTCCATTCCATACGACCAGCTTCAACATCGTCCTTAATAATAGGCCATGCACTAAAGTATACGGAGTCTGTATCACCGTAGATGATCGAATCACCAACGTGGTCATACTTTCCAGTAATACATTCGTTCACATAACTGTCCATGTGCTTAGCAATGCTACGCCCAGTTAGTGTAGTGGACTGTCCAATACGCTTATCGAAGAAACGACATCCTGGATTTAAGATTGCGCCGTAAAGTGAGTTAAGGTTAATCTTCTTAACTAACTGGCGTTTGTCCCAAAACTCTATCTGTTCCTTGTCTCCTGCTGCAATAGCTTCCTTCAACTTAGCTTGCATTACTTTACGCTCTGCATACCAACGTTCAAGTAATCCTGGAACAACTCCCTTGCGCTCATAACTAAAGATCGTGCCGTTAGCACTCATAATCCACGGTTGATTGCTTTTAAAGATCATATTGTAGACTTCGTGACCAGTAAACACATCCTCAGTGCCATCTGCCCAATCAATAGTAATCTCTACGCCGCGCTTTTGTTCCATAACAGCGGTGTACTCAAGTGTGCCAAACAGACCTTCCCATGCTTCTGCGAAACTACACTTTTCTTTTTCCATCTTATTATTGATGTACTGATCAGTCATAATTGATCTTAGCTGACCGACAATAGTTTCTGGAGCCATGTTAAGCGCACGAATGGCTGAAGGATACAGTGAGTTAATGTCGATTGCACCAATCCATTCATGCAGTCCTTTTTTAGGATATGCAACGTATGCACCAGCAGCTTGTGTATTTTCTCCATGATTTTTACGATCAGGCACAACCAAACCAAAGCTGTGTGCTTCGTTAATAATAGCTTGTTCAGTTAGTGCAACTGCGCCCATAGTTGTTTGAATTAGCACAGTGTTTTCATGTGCTAGTACGTTAGATAAATCCATAAATTTAAGTTTTGCATCAAGCTTGCCAAGTAGTGCAACGTCTTGCCTGTTATACGCAATAAACTTTTCAAAGTCTTGATTGTAAAGTTTATCCAAGCTGCCTTCATAAATTACCTTACGTTCACCAAGCTCGTAGTCACCAATAGCATCAAGCGAATAACTATGGCGTTCTTCGTAAGTGTACTTGCGATACAAGTTCATGTAATCAACGTGTATACGGCCTACTAGATCGAATGTTTGACGAACTGCGCCAAACTTTTCATATTCGCGACCTTTTGGCATTTGCTGCCACAAACAAAAACGTCGTGTATCATCTTTGCTTAATATACGTGCAGTGCGGTTAATGCAGTATGGGATATCATAACCTTCACTGTTCCATCCACTAAGCACATCAGCATCCTCAATTAAATCGAGGAACGTTTTCATCATGTCTGTTTCTTCTTCAAACATGAATGTGTTGTCAAACTTAGCGCCAATCTCATTTGCGCTTTCCATGCTCATTCCATTTGGCGGAATTGCAAGTGTGACAAGCTGATCTAGCCACTGCAAATAAACTGTAATTGCTGTAATCTTAGTAAACGGATCTTCGGGTGTACTAAATCCCTTTTCAGGATCGAAATCTGTTTCGATGTCGAAGAATGCTACGTGTAGCTTGGGTGCGTCCTTCCCTAAATAGTTTTCTGCAAGACAACGGAACACAGGATTCATATCACTTTCCCATGTTGTCTTGCCCTTACGCATAGCAAGTTCTTTACGGAACTCTTTATTGTTGCGTGTACTAAACCTGCTTACAGGTGTATCATAAATTGTTTTGAATTTACCCTTGGGATCATCATAGTAAAAGATGTACTGGGCTGGATAATCTGTATAACGGCGCTCGCCATTTACTCGCTCCACAATGTGGATACGATCTCGTTCTCTGTCAAACAGGGCATCTACATAACTCATTGTGGTTGCTCCTCGTCTCTAATCTTAGCAACATCTTCGTCTTTGTATTTTTCAAGTATGCATTCTCGTATGCAACCATTTGGATGAGGACAATCATCACAGCGAGGAACTTCATTATCGGCTTCTAGCCAATAGGATTCTATCCAATGTTCGTTTTTATACATTCACTTCTCCTAGTCACTTACGGCTGACCTACCTCTACATGCAACTATGTTGCGTTTTAATTTATAACAAATCTGTTGGGGATTAACAATTAACTTTTCCATATAGCATACAAGCTATAGCGGTTAAAGTTTTCCGGCAATGGTGTTGTCATCCAATGGGTAACCTTAAAGTCATTGTTCATTATGTAACCAGAATTACTATTATATGGCAAGGATATATTTTCTCCTTCATATGAAAAATTGGTAGCTAAGTTAGCATTGCAATTATTTAGATATATTTGCAAACTAGTACCAATAACTGGGTTATCCGTATGCGCCTCAATTTTATATGGACTAACATCTTTCCAAATGTTTAATCCAAGGAACTTACTGTGATTAGTTGATAATAGTGTGTTGACTTCTCCAGTAATAGATTCCATGCAAATATGGACTTCTTCAACTACAGTATCAAACTCCCAATTAAGTAATTGTCTGCCTAGTAGCGGCGGATCAGCAGCTTTCCAATTTTCATAACTATCTAAATATTTTAAAAACTTATCTAATAATGGTTGATATATAAAATCACTCACAGCATAGATGTGAGGACAAGCGGTTTTTGTAGCAGCAGACGTTTTTTCTTTTGAATAAGCAATGCTGTCGTCTATTAGGGGTTGATCAATTGGCATTTTAATTTCCTCTGTCTATGTCCGCTGTTAAGCAATGTAGCCCTGAATCCCAAAAATTGATATGGCGAAATGGAAATACGTGGGGAGTAATTCCATGCTTTTCAAGTATCTTAAAGTTGTTTTCGTTTTCTGTTACACACCCAATATTGTTTTCGTCTAGGAATAGCATGTTAACGTCAAAGGTAGATTCAGTAATATCACCAGTCCATGTGCTAAAATACTGATCGATAAAGTTGCAAAATTCTTTATCATGCTGGGCATCTTTTAAAATCCATTTGCCATTATTAAGAGACTTGTATTTAGAACTGTTTGAACTAATAGATGGATTATTGTAAATTATTTGCCACCCTGGAAATGCTTTATGATAAACGGAAACGTCAATGTCTCTACTTGAGAAAATTAATCCTTCACATGCAATAAACATTACACCATCTAAATGCCCTTCACTTGGTAACACAACGCATTCATATTCAGGAAAGAACTCATTTGCTTTACGTTGTACTTCATTAATATTATCTCCTGGCCATGTTCCAACATAAATTTTATTATTGAACAAACGATACATAGCTGAATCAATTTTTTGATCATATACTATGCGTTGACCACTCATCATACTTTCTAAGGATTTAAAGCAACTAAAATCGTAATCGAACAAATCCTCAATACATTTAACTCCAAACATATTCAATTCTTGTTTGATAGTTTCATCTAAATCGTCAATGTTATTTGGAGGATTTACAGGCCAAGATTCACCTCTTAGTGCATCCCATTTAGTGTTTAAGCTAGGTGTTGGCATATAAAATGTATTACCAATCATAGCAAGATGATCTCTCGGAGTTAACATACTAGGTAATACTTTGTTACCAACTTTAAAAGTAGTATCAGATGGTCGTAAAACTTTTATGTTGTGTGATAATAAAGATTTTTCTATTTGATTTAAATCTTCTTCTGTTTCTATCACTAAAGTTTCGAGTATATTTCTAATCCTACTATCATCGATGTAGGAAAAAACGTTAGGATTATATGTTTTGCCTAACATACAAACGTTAAGTTTGTCTCTGCTATTTTTGATTTTATACATTTAAATTTGTTAATATACTTCCACAATCATACGAAATAGGATCACCATCAAAACGTATAATTGTTAATAGATTAGTTGGATTTGTATTCAATGATCTGCAAAGGTCATTATAATATGTTCCATATTTGTTCCACAAATGATCACGAGTAAATGTATTAAGCATGTGCATACCGCATGAAAACTTGTTTGAGTTAATTGGACCATAGTAGTGATTCATTATAGTAATTGAATCCATTGTGCGTTGACGAGACCAACGTAATCCAACTTTGTTCCAAGTCATTGCAAACTTAGATAAACTCATTGCAAATGATTGTATGCGAGGATGCGACAAATCAATATTTAATCCACTTGCAAGTGGTAACCACGCAAAGTCAATATGTATGTCGATGTTTCGTTCTTCACAAACTCTTAATAGTTGATTCCACTCTGGACGCATACCACCATAGCCATAGTGTGGTAATGTGATTATTAACGGCATGTTAGGTTTAAGATCTTCAACTTTAACACCATACTTGCCCATTAAGCCATAATAAGCATATTCGTTTTCAATTATTTGAAAGTTGTCTTTACCATAGCGTATGAAAAAAGATTCAATATATTGTGTATTACCAGTTGTTATGTCAATTTGATCAAATTGTTCCCACCCGTATAATGTATTAAGTTTAGATGATTTAAACCAAGCATCAGCAGTTGATTTAAACTCTTCTCTTGAAACTTCAACTTGTGGATTTTTAAACCAATTTTCTTTGAATTGTGAAAATTCTTTATCCCTGATAATATTAAGGGCAGGTGAAAGTTGTCCTTTAGTAAATTGAAACATTATTCATCCTTCCAGCAACACAATTCATTACAAACATATAAAATGGACTAGTAAAGTTTAATCTCCAAACACCATTAAAACCAAAGTGTGTTTCTGCAATAATAGTTTTTTGAAGATCTGGATTTTGTTTTGCCCAATGCTCAGGATAATCTGGTTCGTTATAGCTTCTGCTATAGATAATGTTTTGTATATCAACCCCATCAATAACAATTTTATCGAGTATAAGTGTTTGATGAATGTTGTTGACTGGGCGACTTTTTTCTTTGTTATAACGATGAATACGCAATTGTTGTTGCTGGTTAAAATATAACATATGATTAAATTTTATAACAGTATCGCTATCGATTAATCCATCATACTTGCATTCATCGTTGATGAATATTTGAGCACCAGGAGGAACATCTGCATAAACAGGTTTTAGATAAATTTCAAAAGTAATATCTTCACGGTCTTTCATCAGTGATCCTAAAAATCTAGACAGCAATAGAATTACTGCTGTCTAGATTAATTTTAAAAGTTTTATTCTGTTTTGCCAACTGCGGCAAGGACGTCTTCAAGCATACTAAAGTCCTCAGCATGGCGTTGATATTCGCCCTTGTGTGCAATATTAATTGCCTTCTTTAGAATACCCGGTTTAATCTGTAGCTCTTCGGCTACAGCCTTAATGGTATCGCTTAAGCTACCATTAAGATCCTCAACTTCCTGAAGGATAGTAGAACCCTCACGGATAATTTGAGTAAGCTTTGCCTTTTCCTCAGCATTAAAATTACGTGTTGTTGTCATTGTATTTCCTTTGCTGAGAACAAGCTAACATTGTTTTTGTTTAAATGCAAAATTAAACTCTGCCCTGGCCGCGATAAGCTTTGGTTGAAAGCTTTGCACTGCGACTCTTTGGACGACTGTTATTGCTGCTTCCAATTGAAGTCTTCTTACCACTGCTGCTGCGACCAAGAACATTCTTTGCGGCGCCTTGTGCACCGATCTTTGCTTTTGACATGTTTGATTTCCTTTAATTGATTAAATGAGTTCTATCCACTCAGCTTTACTTAGCACTTTATTATTGTTGGTTGTACCAATAGCGGTCAATAATACAGTTGGTCTAGTGTTATCATTCCAATATTGTAATTGATAATTTAAGTTATCGATGTTACCAGTTCCGGCAATAATTGCGCCGCCACCTGTAACGAATCCGCCTTGTACTAAATCTGCGTTTGTGTATGTTGCACTGGTTACACCAACATTGAATTCTACTGAACTATATGTTGGACGAGATTCCCAAGTGCCACCTGTAACATCGGCACCAATCCAAACACGATAACTTATAGTAGCGTTACTATCTACGTATACTCTAAAAGCTTCTGGAATTACTACTGAATTAGTTCTGTCTTCTTTTAATCTAAAAGCAATTAGAGGAACCTCTGTTCCAGCAGAACCAAGATCAAGTGCAGTAGCGGTAGTAAATCCTCTGCCACATCCATGAATAACACCTTGTAAATTGTAACCGCCTTCAGACACAACGCTTGCACAAATTTGTTTCATAGTTGAACTCGATGTTTGTGCAGTTACGTTTTTGATTTCATAACGTAACGGTAAACATGCAGTAGTCATATAAACGCTTGTGTTTCTATTATCGTTGTGGAAAATGTGTGCGACCATTGGGGCACCATCAACTACAAAGCCAACCCTGACGTCACCTACACCTAACCATTCAACGTCCATCCACATGATGTTTGTTTTGGTAACATCTAATGTTGGGGTATTTGCAGTACGATCAGTAGCGTTGGCACTTAACCCGGTGCCATCAAATTTATCTACATTCCAATCTGATTGTGCAATTCTACGCTCAACAACAGCACCAGTTGTATAACTTCTTAATACAATGTAATTAGTTACACCATCATTTTCTAAGTAAATTCCGTTACGAGCACTAAAATAACCAATGCGCTGCCTTAATCCAGGTTTTGGTGTGTTGAATACAAATGTGTTAAAAATAAGTAAACTTTTGCCTGGTTGATAAGGCATTACTCGTTTTGTTTGACGTATTACTTCATCATTAATTGCAGTGCCTACAGTCATCGCAACTGAGCTTTCATTTACTAGATAAGTTTTGGTTGCACCACCAAATAATTCTGTTGTAAACTGATTGCTTTCTACATGTATTTGTTGACTATCAAAAATAGTAGCAGGATTGCTTACACGTAAACGATTAAATGCATCAACGGATGCTCCGCTAAACTGTCCATTTACACGTAGTAAAGGTTGCCCAGCAGCATTATAATCCATTGCTTTGTGTAAGTCCCAAAGATTTTCCTCATTTGGGTGTACATAGTTTGTACTATTATAATCGCTACGGTAGGGACCTTGTCTTCCAGCCATCTATTAACTCCAAGGACGACCTTCTATTAATGTAGATGCGCCGTCGTCGGGGTCAACATCGTTGCCATTGTATGGGTTTGGTAGCTTGTTAATATCGTATGTGCTACGCGGGTTTCCACGAGCTGCTCTATCTTGTGCAGCTTTATCTAGTTTAGCTTTTTGTCTAGCTTCTCGAGTTGGTAAATGAGCTATTCCGTTAGATGACATTAGTTGCCTCCATATAATCTAGGATGTTCGCCTCTTATATCTGCTGGATGTTTTGGGCCATTTACTCCTCCACCAGCATCTGTTGTAACTGCTTCAATTCCAGCAATTCGTTCTTGAGGTTGATTACTATACTCAGTATCATTTGCGCCCATTAGACCTGCAATTTGCTTCATACGAGCTAATTCATCATCTGTGCCTGCTTCAATTTCAACGCTAATTTCGTTAGGTTCCTCATGTGGTGAACCTTGTGCAGCATTGGTATCGATTGCATCAATCATATTTAAAACTTGTCTAATAATGTCCGTTGCTCGCATAATTTATGCCCCTAATAACTATATGTATTTATAGGTAGTTTCAAATAAATATTCATATGCAAACTATATACGCCTTCAGTTATAACCCTGTAATCGCAACTGGTACAAATACAACTGGTACCAACTGGCGCATGGCTTACCAACAGCCTATTATGCTTTACAAAGGAACAACTAATCAAGTTAGGTTAGTTGTTTTCACTGTAAAACAAAAAGTAGTTGATCTAACAAATTATACTGTTCAAGTTCAACTTGTTGATCGTGAAACAGAGGAGCATTTTGTTACTAAAACAGCAAGTATTACTGCTCCAACTTCTGGTGTAGCTACAATTACATTTACTGAAGAAGATTTGCGTAATTTACAGAATAGATTTTATCATTTAATTGCAAAATTAATAGGACCAAGTGACGGCAGTTCAGTTGTAGCTGGTGAAATACTTTACTTAGACGATAATTACGGGGCATTTACGCCAATTACAGTTGAAAATGCATGGAACTATAATCCAACAAGCATTTCAACTGTAGACGGAATTCCTGAAATTAGTTTTACAAATATTAGAGAAACACCTGATAGTTTAGACGGTCAAGCAGGTAAATTTTTAAGAGTTAACTCTGCTAGCAATGCTATCGAATTTGCAGACTTTTTAAGTTTTGATAGAAGCATTATTCCAAATATAAACGAAACATTTAATCTTGGTGACATTGGACGTCGATGGGGTATGGTATTCGCTAACAGAGTAAATGTTGGAAATATTTGTATATACGGCACACAACTTGGTTGCGAAAACAGTCCTCAACTTGACTTTAGAGTATTAAGTCAAACTGTTAGAGTAACTGATAATTCTACTGATCCTGCACATCTTGTTGGTGATGGTGTATTTGTTGAGTTTAATGATACAACACACGACAATGATGGTCCACGTTTAGAAGTATGGTACGGCGAACAAGATAATCCAAATGATCCCCCAGGGCAACACAGTTTAGATATTAGAGCGGCAGCAAATAGTTATGTTGAATTAGCAAGTCACGATCTTAATAGCTTTATCGGCATTGATGATATTGGGCCATTTATACAAACACAATGGCAAGCTGATCAAAGCAAATCATGGCGATTCCTAGGTGACGGCGAGCTTCGTTTACCAAGCATCGGCAGTAGAATAACTAGCGAAAATAGTAAGTTACAAATTGTTATGACATTTGACGATATAAGATTAACAACTACCAGTGCCGATAATGTAACTACATATCAAACTATTTTTGATTCATCTGGAAAAACTTTTTTCCCTGGTGATTTATTGCCAGGAACTACAAATTTTCCTGATCCTGATCCAACAATACAATTTAATTTAGGTTCACCTGAACGTCCTTGGAAAGATTTATATCTAAGTAACAGCACCATTTATTTAGGTAATGTTCCGATAAGCGTAGATAACACTGGCACATTAACAGTTAATGGCAATGCTATTACTGGTGGTGAAGTTGTAACTTCGCCGGTTCAACCATATATTGAACTTACAAATGATCCATTTATATTCAACCCTTATGCAGGTAACTTAGTAACGTTTACTAAAGATGATTATGGTAATCAAGTTGATCAAATTGATGTTAACGTAGCTATTACTCGTGCTAACAACAAGGGAATATACAATCCAAAACTTGAAGCAGATTGGGATGACACAACTAGTGATGGGTTAAGTCCTGTTGGTACATTATGGAATAAAGATGGTTGGTCTGTTCTTACTAACTTAAATCAAAGAACTTATCTTAGCTTTTATGAAACATTCTTACGTTTTGGTAATAACGTTCTTACAGCCGAAGCAGTAATGTATGATACTGCAAATGACAAATATTATACATTTGATTTTACACAATGGGGTAATTCCAACATAGGTGCACCATTAACTTATGTTAGAACGCAAATAGATCCAGTTACTGGTACTCAAATTGGTAGTGCAGTAACGTTTATTAAACCTGGTTATGCCGATCCAACTCAAATTAATGATCCAATTGATACAAACTTAACTATTGCAAGAGGCAACAATCAAAGTATATACAATATTGCACTTGAGCAGGGTTATAGTACAGCAGGTGATGGTCGCGACAGTCCAGAAGGTACTGAATGGAATGCTGATGGTTGGGGACAACTAAGAGATGTTACACAAAGAACTTATGATACTTTCTATAGCGTATTAAACCAAGCAATTGGAGATAATGTTATAGGAAAAGAATTAATCATGCACGACATGATTAATGACAAGTATTATGCAGTTAAGTTTAGTAGTTGGACTCAAAACGGAGAAGGCGGCGGATTTAGTTATACTAGGCAATTACTAAACACAAATAATCTTTTTGTAAAACCAGACAATAATAATTCTGTTATCGATATATTCGTTGAAGATGTTGGTGAAGCTTCCGGTATTGGTATTACTAGAGATAATAATAATGGCATCTATAACCCATATAGAGAAGAAGGTTGGAATAACAATCTAAGCCCAGTTGGAACATTATGGAATGTTGATGGATGGGATGATTTAAGTAATATTACTACTAGATCATACACTAACTTCTATGCAGCATACGGAAATGGACAATTAGGTAATCGTGTCCCTGGATCACGAGCAATAGTGTATATTCCAGAAACCAACAAATATTACGCAATACAATGGTTATCGTGGACACAAGGTGGCGGTGGTGGTTTCAGTTATTTGCGTTACGAATTGGATATAACTAAATTACAAGAAGGTGTTAAATTTGCCGACGGTACAGTATTAAAATCCGCAACAGGATTAGGTCGTGTCAAATCATCTACTTCAGGTAATCGTAGAATTGAGGAAGTTGTAGGTAGTAAAACTGTTTCAGTAACACAAGTAACAACTCAAACTATAACTGCTACAGCTTCAAGAAGCGTAGTTGATGACAATAGATTCTGGGTATCAAATACTGCAACAGATATCGCAGCAATTATGAACAATTTCAATGCATTTGGTATCCAAGATCAGTCTACTATACAGTTCAGTTTAGACAACAGCACATGGTACACTTATAGTAGTAGCTATAGCGGCACATCAACTGAAATAGGAGTATATTGCTCCGGGGGGCCATTCACTTACAACGAAGGCGATACTATCTACTTTAGATACGACACTGGTGCTGCTCCGGTAGTATGGTGGACTACAGCAGACCTACCGGGTGGCAGTGCAGGTTTCCGCGGAGCAGTAATTGATTATCATGCTTATACTGGCGATGGAACTATCATTGGCACAATTCACATCGTGGATGACAGCGGGAACGAGAGTATCAGCCACACTGAAGTATCTAGCGGCAGCTCAGACAGCGAGAACGATGATTTGTGGTTAGTACAGAACGAAGGTACTATCAGCTATCGCCGCATAGATGGTGAAGCAAAGACGCTAAAGATACACTGGACTGCCAAAGTGTTTTACGGCAGTGAGTTTTATGATTGATAGGAACAGACCAACATGGCAAAAATTAGAAAATTCGTAACAAGTCAAGTAGTAGGTAATAATGCTGATGAAAGCATTATAAATGAAATTCGCCCTTACGGTGAAATTGGTTTGTATCAAGGTAATTACATCGAGAGCATCGGCGAAGGCCGCTTAGAATTATTAATATTTGACGGTAAGAGAACTCACATACAAAGCAAAGTTCTAAGTCCAGGTATATTCTATGGTTACGGCAACGACAGTGGTGATGGTTTTGGATTTGATACCATTAAATTAATACCGGATTCTACACTGTATTATAACAATAGTAACTATGGAAATGATCAATATCTTGTAGTTGATCCAACTGCTCCTAACCACATACATATTCGTGCTGGTGGAACAATTGATCAATCCAATGCTGATTTATTCTTAGGTGGCGAGCAAACCCATGTTAAGATTAGTGATGGTTACGACACTGTTACAATAAGAACTAGTCAAGAAGGTGAAGGGGTCATCAACCGTGATTGGGTCTTTGACAACAACGGAGACTTAACTTTCCCAATGGGTGGTGCTATAGAATCTGCTGGTATGGGTTGGACTGGATTTACTAACGGTGTAACTGGACAACCTCTCAGCATAGTTCATAAAAGCGCAAACATAAACTATGTAGGTCAATCTCTTTCAGAAATTTTTCTCTTAAGCGAAAATGAAAATTCAGCAGGCAGTGTTTGGATAGCTGTACAAGACCTAGCAGCAGAATCGTATAAACAATGGTCGTTTAGTTATGATGGGTCTGTAACTTTCCCAGATGCCACTGTACAGACAACAGCATGGACAGGTATACCTGGGCCTTATGCAGATGATGCGGCTGCTGCTACTGCTGGAGTTGCGGTTGGTAAACCGTACTATCAAGTAAGTGGACAGGTATTTGTTAGACTAACTTAATCTATCTGATAGGTTTGTGCGAAGATATCTTTCTTAACTACGCCATAGTCATTCTCACCATGGCGCACAATATAATCATTGCCAGCAGTGTAATTAAGTGTTTCGCCCCAGCTAGTCTTAACAGCGCCATCGTGGTCAGCTAATTTCGCCATCTTAATAATCTTTTTTGGTGTAGCGGAACCGTTGCCATGATCGTCATATAGGTTAGCAAACTTTTCTGGAGGAACAGGATACTTTTCACCTTTAGGACCAGTAATGATCTTATATCCAGCTTTATACGCAACCGGGCCTTCTAGTGTTTGAATACTGCCATCTGCTTGGGCAGTTTCATAATTAATTGGATTAGCTCGCTTATATACTTTTTGTGCGCCTTTTGCAAACCAAGCATCGTTAATGTCTTCAAATAGATTAATCCAGTCTCTCATTTCTTTTTCCCACTTTTCATATTTGCACACCAATGTGCCATACGTTGTTTCTCACCGCTACTATTTTTAGCAACTTGTCTTAATTTTGTCACGCTTTGTTTACAATTAACACCACTTCTTTTGGCAAGACCTTTACGACCTGGTTTCTTCCCATCAGCAAAGTTTTCTGTTAATTCTTTGATAAGCATTTTTATTCCAATTTTAGTTTTTGTAGATAGTAATGAAAGTTCATATCTCTATCGCCGAGTCCATTCATACTTGGGTTAACTTTTGCAGTAACTCCAATTGTATCGCTATAATCTTCTACCTCTGGCTTTACTCTGTTTTTCCAATACCATACAGCAACTTTAGCAGCAATCTTAGGATCACTTGCCCACTTTGGATTATTTTCTAAATCGATGTTCAATGCTTTTCCTACACGACGATAGTTATCTCTTCCTGTAATTTGTATAAATCCACGACCTTTATATTTTAAGCCATCACCAGGGTTAACATTTCCAAGTATTTTTGCTTTTTCTGGTTTGTATTTTGGATCATATCTATTAAAATATTCTTTGTTTCCAACTTCAACCAATCTTTGAAACCCTAACGTTTCATGTGCAACTTGTGCCATAAATTGTGCTAATTCTACACCCTTAATACCTGATTTGTATGCAGTAGATAATACTAATTTTTCCATTTCTTTATTAGCATTAGTTGCAGTACTTGATGTAAGTTTTGTAGGTTCTTTTTTAGCTACTGGTTCTTGTTGTATATCACCGCCTGGTATAGTAATTTCTAATGGCGGTTTATCGACTGGAACTTCACGCGGTGCATCTCTTAGTTGACCAGTTAAGGCACCATATCCTAATGCGCCTGCCATTGCCCCTGCTGCGGCAGTGTTCTTGACTTTGTCCCAAATAGGACCTTCATCAATAACCTCACCTTTATACTTGCTTAAAAAATATCTTCCAGATTTGCCAAACTTAACTAAATTATCTAAAACCCAATCATTAGCAATCTTCTCTGCTTCTTCATATGAAGGGGCAGAGAAAGCGTAAAGAGATTTATATTGATTACGCACTACCCATTGCTTTGATTCTGTTAGTTCTTTGATAAGCATTATGAACCTTTTTTGCCAGGAACGCAATTAGGTACTTCGCGGCCATTCTTCATTTTCTTACCAACCATATGATAACCTTTCCAGCAAGGATCATCTTTTGCCTTCATTTTTTTAGCTTCACTCATAATATTGACTACATGATAGTGATTAGGTCTGCCTTCAACTCTTTGAATTTTAACTTTATCACCGCTGTTAAATGAAGTAAACCCTTTACCGCGCTTAGACTTAATAGTTACACCATCATTATTGGCACTAACAATTTGTCCCATGCGACCAGCAGCATTACTAAAAACAGTTGCGCCGTTCTTTAATAACTGAAATATTTCTTGGTTAATATTTGAACTGTTATCATCACCATACTTTGCAGTGTCTTTAAATTCTTCAACTGGTTTTTCTCCGCCGGTTGCTTGTCCACCAACTAAATCTTTATAATTGTCCATGCATAGATATTCATGTTCTTTCATCAATGCAATTGCACGCTCAGTTACATCATGTAAATCCATGTCTGTCTTTGCGTCTTCTTTGGCATATTCCATGATACGCAAGAATAACGGAATATCCATAGTAACTTTATCTGTTGGATTTTCAGCTTCTTTGTTTACGCTTTCACCCCCAACCATCTTTTTACCTGGAGTACCAGCATCTTTAGCTTTCCAATAACCTGTAAATTTAGGACCAGTAGACTTGTCCATTGCTTCGTCAAGTTGCTTCATCAAATCATTTAATAACATTATATTTCTTCCCCAGATCCTAAATTAATAAATCCAACAGTATCTACTATCAATGCTTGTTTTCCAGCAATAACAATAATATCACCAACGTCCATACTTGTATGATCTACACCTAAACGGTCAATCATTTCACTTGCTTGATTTTGTGGGCTCCAATTTTCAGCCTGCATCATATTCCATATTTTTTCTGGATTTGTTTCTGCTAAAGTTCCAAGTAATACGTGTGTACGACTTAAATTTTTTAAGTCGGGTAATTTACCAGCAGATTGTAAACTTTTAAAGCCAAGTTTCATATCGTGACTAAATTCTTCTTTCCAATACCAAATTTGAGTATTACCTGGGGAATAGTTATCTCCAGCGTCCTGTAAACTATTAAAACTAATAGCTTCCATTAGAATATCTAAATATTTCCTCATAAGCGCATTCGCCATAACGAGTCTCCAATACAGTTTATTTATTTGATTTTAGCTTTAGTGTTATGCTAAAAATAGCTATGAAACCTTCATATGTATTTGATGTAGATGGCACTTTAACCCCCAGCAGGAGTAAGATGGATCCTGCGTTTCAAACTTGGTTTTCTAACTGGCAAAAAACACATGATACTTACCTTGTAACAGGCAGTGATTATCCTAAAACTGTAGAACAAGTTGGGGAAGAAATAATCAACAATAGCAAAATGCTGTTTAATTGTTGCGGCAATGAAGTACGTATTGGTAAATTGATTACTCATCAATCAGATTGGCAACCTCCACATGCTCTCATTGATGCTTTAGATGAAGAACTTACTAAAAGCGAGTTTCCTGTAAAAACAGGTAAACATATTGAAATTAGAACTGGATTAGTTAACTTTAGTATTGTTGGACGTAATGCTAATAAAGAGCAGCGTGAACAGTATATAAAGTGGGATAACGAAACAGCAGAAAGATTAAAAATAGCTGTAAGGTTAGGAAGTAAGTTTGAAGATATTGATTTTATGCTTGGAGGCGATACAGGAATTGATATTTACCCAACGGGTAAGGATAAGCGTCAGGTACTAGACTTTATTAAAAGCGAAAACCCTGTTATATTCTTTGGGGATAAAACATTACCGGGGGGAAATGATTACTCCCTGGCTGTTAGTGTTGATATTGCTCACCGTGTTGAAAATTGGGAGCATACTTGGGAAATTTTAAGACTTACTTCTTAAAGTACTTGCTAATCCATTCTGGTTGTGGCAAAAAGTTCCAACCAACGATTAGTCCAACTGCACATCCAAGTATAAAACTTACCATTTTTATCTCCTTACCAATGGTTTCTTAACAAGTGGCTTAGCAACAGTAGCTACTGAACCTGCTCCCATACCACCTGCACTTACGCTTTCTGGCATACCAGCAGTTGGCATCATTGCAGTTGTATCTGGCATTGCAGGAGCACCTAGCTTATCGTATTCGAGATAATCTGCTGTTGACTTTATGTAGTCAGCAGCAAGTGTAATCTTGCTTTGCATCCAACCTTCAATGCCTTCTTCTTCGCTAACGTTCTTAAGTAACTTGTGTAGTCTAATAGCATCATTTGCTAAATGATATAGCTGAGCACGGGCCATTTGAACTTCATGGTCACGATCAATGTTCATTGCCTCATCGCTGAGATTTTCTTTAATTTGCTTCTTCTTAGTCATAACTGACATCTCCAATATAGTGTATTTATTCAATTTTAAATTTAATTATTTGCTTATCTTCTGGGTGAATAGGAAAATTTATCTCTTTTGTAGTTTCGTTATACGCAAGAACTATTTTTTCTATCCAAATTTTAGCATACGTAGCTGGTTTTACTTTTTGAATAGTTAATGTGTGTTCCCCAGAATCAAGCTCTGCAAACATTTCTTCTTCGATATAGTTTGTATTACAATCAGCCCAAAATTCTCTTTCGTTATAGAGATTATCATTTATCCAAAAACGATAAACTGGACATTCGTATTCATAATACGCATAAACGTGAGCGTTAATTTGTACTATCATTATTCTATATCTTTAATTAAATCAACTTGTTTAACTAACTGATGGCTACAATGTCTATCAGCTTTAATGGTTGATTTTTTAATCTTTTTAGCTTTTGCTTCTACTTGTCTAACTTCTTGTTTGGTGAGACTTTGTCCAATTATTTTACCCAAATATTGAGCTGCTTTTCTCTTGATGGTTCCTGGACGAGATAGAGGTCTGAATGGAGCAGTTAATGCTTCCAAAGTATCTTCTATTTTCATAATAGTCTCCCATATTAATCCCTTTTACCACGACCAATACCTTTTGTTGCTGCTTTAAGTTTTGGTTTTCTTGCAGTAAGAGGAGAAGGTTTTCTTTTTGGTAATTCTTTATCAGTTGAAATCTCATCTGGAGTTTCATCTGGTATTTCATTCCCTGTTGGAACCGGAGCTGATGCAGATTGTAATCTAAAACCCATTCTTCCTTTTTGACCTGTAGCAAAATAGGTTTTATTAAAAAGAACTGGTTTTCCAGAAAATTCAGTAGGGAACTTTCCGTAGTAATCAAGTGTCATTGAATCACCACTGACAGTAGTTTTTGTAACTAGCTGTAAGTAGTTGTTATTGTTCAATGCTTTTAACATTGCAGCAGAAAAATCTGGGTCATTATTTGCTGCGGTTAATACTTTATTAGCAACGGCTGCAAGCGCATGATAATATATTCTGTAATCATCTCTTGCAGCCGCATCTGGTCTAATTCCTTGAGATTTAATCAAATCTCTTAATTTTGCATCTTTAACATCTTTAATGCTTCTGCTCTTGCGTGAAATAGTTAAAACAGCTTGTGCAGTTGCTTCATCTATGATCTTGTACTCAATAGCTGCTTTGAGTATACCAGCGTCAGCTTTGTCCTTTGCTAGGTATCTCATTATGCGTACAGCTCGTGGATGTTCTTTTTCAAGTTCAGGTGTAACTTGAGCGTACACGCCAGCTAATGAACTAGCAGCGCCGCCGCCTGTATGCATTTTTGTGCTGATTTGTAATTGCTTACCATCAGCGGTTTTAATTAAACTATCCCAAAGTTCTTGTCGTGTATTAGCACTGAATCTAACTTGTCCACCTACAAAGCTACCAATGCCTACAGCATTCATAGCTTTTTTAATATCGCCGCCAGTAAACTTACCGCTTAGTAATGCTAATGGTCCTAAGTATTCTGCACCATACTTACTAATAACAGTAGCATAATGTGTTCCGTTATTGATTGGTGCAATTTTACCAGACGCAGCAAGATCAACAGCTTGGTCCATGACGTCTGCTAGCTCTTCATCTGGTGTACCATGTGTAACTGATCTAATTCCGTTTTTAACAGTTTTTGCTAATTCGTTCTTGTTCCTAAAAGTTTCATCCATAATGATGTCACTAGGTTTAATAGCAATAGATTCGCTGCTTGATCTCTCAGATTTATATTTGTAACCGTTAAGTGTTAACCACTTTCCGTGTATAGTAGTATCTGGAACTTTATCAATATATCTTACCCAATATTGACTTTTATTATGCGGATCTAATACATGTGCAATAATTGCAGCTCTTGATCTAGCAGTTGGGTTATTATCTAGTTTCTTAACAGCGGCTTTTGGAATAGCAGCAGCAATAGCTTTTTCTAACTCTTCTGGTGAGTTAAACGCATTCTTATTCTTTGGGCTTATTACGCTAATTTCTTGTACAGTTAGTACGTCTTTTAAGTTTTGTGGATTAACGTATTGATCACCCTGTACACGAGCAGTAACGCCTCTAGACTCATCTACAATAGACTCGGTTAGTCCAAGGTTCATTAACTTGTTTGGGGTTGAATTCTTAGCAGCAGAGCTGTGTAGTAATGGGGGAGGAAACTTATTTCCAAACTTCTTTGCTTGACGCTCTACTTCGCCAGGCTTAATATCTTTTGTAACACTCATTGAAAAACGAGGGTCATTCGCTTCTTTTTTATTCTTAGCGATATACCCAACAGCAGCAGTTTCAAATAAATCTTTGATTTTCATTACATAAGTTCCTATGTAATATTTATTTCAAAGCAACGGCTAACTGTTTTGCTAGTTCCTCTAAACTGTTTTCATCTGCTTGATATTTGATACCAATTCCACCAGCGTTATTCCAAGCTGTAATATTTTTGCGGAAATCATCAATTAGAATATTAGGAATACCGTTGGATACAGCATATTTGTACTTTTCATGTTCAAATATAATGCCATCTGGTTGAACAGTAATATGCTTATTTAACCATTCGCGTTTGCCTTTAATGCTACCTGCACGATCAAAGTTTAATGGGCTAGATAATATCTTATATCCACCAGCCATTCCTTTTACCATACGCAATAAACGATTAGCAGTTTTAAATGGGGGTAAATCTCTAAACAAATGATATGCATCTGTATTTTGGAAAAAAATTTCCCATTGCTGATCAGACATATCATTGTAATGTTCTACGTCGTGAATAGCCCCAACGTGATTAAACAAGTCTGCTAATACACCATCCATGTCAACATATACAGTAGGTTTGGTAGTTATTTCAAATATCTTCATTTAAATCTTTCTTACAAAGTTCAAGATCAATGTAGTATTCAGACATGGAAGAAGCGAGTATTCTAAATCTTTTTTCAAAGATCTCTTTCCATTCCTCAGCTTTTTTAAGACAAATATGTGCGTTCCACCCATTGTTTAAAACTCTAGTTGCTGGTACTGTTGAAATTGATATGAAAGCATATTTCTCAATAACTCTTTCTAAATCATCTAAAACATTATTGAGACAATCTGGTTCAACATGTTCAATTACATCAATACAAGCAACCATTTTGCACGGTTTAGGACTAGTGCTCCATTGCGGAATACCTGGTTCATATTTATGAACCACAATATTGGGATTTAATTTTTTTAATACCTTTTCTAAATTACCAACTCCTGATCCGTAATCTAATAATTCATTTAAATTATATTTAGATAATATATCAAAGATACGAGGGGCGTAGTAAACGGAAGCAACACCCCATTGACTAATTGAGTGTTCTTTTTCTAAAACAGATCTATAATAATCTGTTACTAACGTCATTGCTCACTTTCCATAGCGCGATGCCAATATCGTTTAACAATTTCTTCTTTATCTTTATCTGTATAGCTATCTGGAATATCTTTTCCTTTTAGCTTATTCCAAATAACTTTAGCTGTTTCATCGTTAAACTTTTTGTCTGACATTAGTCTATCTCCCCGGTATACTCCTGCCCACCTAGTATACACGCTTTTTGCATTTCTGTTAACTCTTTTTTTGGCTCTTCTTTTTGCCAAACAAATGGTTTATCTGCTGCTTCGATGTATTCTTTTACTGTAGTTGGCTTTTTGATTCTTTCAAATGTATAGGCTACAATGCCTCTATCAACTTTCCTGTTTTTAAATTTAAAAGTAGGAATAATTTTTGGTAACATTTTTGTAGATGCATCGTAGAGTTTAACTCGACTTAATTCATTTGCATAAGAAGCAAAATCAATTTTAGTAATATTTTCGTATTTGCTTAAGTATGTTTTAATTACAAGCATCACAGTAGTTAAGACTTTAAATGCATCTCCAGTGTTAGTTACTTTAATGGTTCCATCTTCATCATTTTCGGTAAAAGCAGAGAAAGAAATACTAGCCATATTTGGTTTATTTTTATCGTTTACACTAATTAATACTATATATTCAACTCCAGCATCTGTAACAAAGTCAGCAGTATATTCTCTCATGTCTCCTTCTGCTGTAAAAGGATATGGTTTGTTAGCAAGTTCAGTTACAACTTCTTTTGATTCTGCGCTTGGTATTCTAACAGTGCCATCATCTTGATCAACGGCTGCAACAACACGATTATTTTCCCTTCCCCATCGTAGCGCAAGTTGAGTTGCTTCCTGACGACTACGGGCAGAAACATATGTTAAAACATTATTATCGTGATCATAGACTGTCCAACGACTCCATTGACCTTCGTTTCTACTAGCTACAGCTTTTATATCGTCTGGTGTTGCTACTCTTGCTCCTCGAGGACCACCATAAACTGGATTATTATTTTCCCACTCAAACCCTTTGCTTAATGCCTCTTTAGAAGAAATTGCTTTTACAATAGTAAAAGGATTGCCGTTTCTATCAAGTATTGCCCAATCAATTGGTCCTCTTTTCTTTGCTAATCTAAGTTCTTGCTTTGCTTTTAGTTTCATTACAAGTTCTGCTTTTGATATACTACCACTTGCAAACATACTAAACAATTTAACTACATTATCTTCATTTTCATTATTTTTTGCAGAATACAATAACTTATAAAGTTTCTTAGCATACTCTTGCTTTGCTTCATTTGGATCAGCAGCAAGAGCCATTACACGGACATAACGCAATAATGTATTCTTAATCTTTTCAATTGCTTCTAGATAGTTACCGCCTGCACTGCGGAACTCAATATAACCTTTCTTAATGTTAACGCTAACGTACTTGTCTCCTCTTGGAACAAGTGCATCATCAACCATCTTTAATGCTGCTTTATTAAGTCCACTACGTAATGTTTCAAATATAGTTGGCATGTTACGCATTACATATGGGCCAGTTTGTGTTTGCATCTTGTCAAGTGAGCTACGTGCATAGCCATTACCTAAACGACCAAACTGATCTAGTACGTACTTGTCACCAAGGAACAATATTAGCTTAATGTAATCAACGTTTTCCATTTGTGGAATGCTTACACCCATATGGAAACCAGTCGAGCTATCAGTATATGCACCGTGATTATTCATCCAAGTTAGTACTACATCTAGCTTTTGTAGTGCTTGTTCTAATGGTAGTGGAGGACTTACTAATTCTAATCCGCCTTCCCCTGCACTTTCATCAGCATCGATACTGCTATCAGTTTCTAAATACCAAACACCACCTTCTCTGTTGCTCTTAAATGCATGATAGTCCGCGGCAAACTTAACAGGCATACCTACAGCGTTTTTAATTTCATCTGCTACTTCACTCATTGCTTGTTCGTCAACTTCGCCGCTGCTAGTTTCTGTCCAGTGTGGCCAATCCCACCCAAATCTCTCTGCCCATTCGCTCATCATTGACAAACTGTTATACTCTAAGAAACCTCTTAGATCATCCCACTCAGACATGTAATCATCCCTTAGTGATTGTACAACGTCATCGTAAGTGCTATCTTGGTCTTTAATACTCTTTTCAATTTCTTCTTCGTCGTAAGTAGTATCTTCTTTATATTTTCTTCTTAATTCTTCTTGCCAATAATCAGATTCGAGTTCATTGTCAAAATCCATCATAATGTATTCGTTTAGTTCGTCTGATACTTCTTCAACAGCTCGTTCAATAGTTCTTCTTGCTTCGCTATCCCTAAAGAATGATATTAAGTCATCTTGCATAGCACCCATTGTTGAGCTTGTTACACGCTCGTCCATGTCATAATCTGGTTCGCTATCCCCGCCATTCTCATCTGCCATGTTAGGAACAATCATTTCAAACTCGAACCCAACAGTAGTTGATTTTGCAATGTCACTTGCGCTAAACTTTTGTAGCGCACCTGGACTCATATCAATTTCAGTTAGACGTTGTTCGTGATTTTCTAAACTGAACTCTTTGTCCTTCATGTCGTTAAGCATATCGTAGAGTTTGGCAATAAGTCCATTGCTACGTAATGCTTTCCAAGCTAGATTTTCTGCACCAAATTCACCAGTGCTATGTAATCCAACTTGACGATACTTCTTAAGTGTATGACGTAACTTTACAGCAAGATTATAATCCTGTGCTTTTAGTGCTTTTAAGATCAAAGCTTTTAGTACATCATACTTTTCACGAACGTTTGATTCATCAACTTCAACGGTAGTTTGTTCTGGACGCTTAACCCAATCATTGTTCATAATGCTGTAAATGCCATTGCTTACATGATCTTCGTTTGCATTTTGTACGTATAACTCTACATCAAACCCTTTGATCTTGTAGTCATGCTGTTCATTATACTGGAACTTCTTTGCATCAAATAGTTCACGATAAATTGCGTCATCATCTACTTTTGGAAGATCAACAATTAAGTGTAAGTCAATGTCACTGTTTGGTGTGTAGTTGTATGCGGCATTAGATCCACTAATTGTAATGTCCTTCAAGTTAGGAAGTTCAATTCCTATGAAGTTTTTAAAGTCCTCTGCAATATCCAACAACTTTTGTCTTACAACAGGAGACATCCTACCTGCGCTATTAAACAATTGTGGATTTAGTTCATCGTTAATAGTTGGCATAAAGTCATCTGCAGGTGTACCGCCTTCAACAAAGTATCGTGTTTGATATTTGCCGTAATTCTTTTCGTCGTGAGCAGTTGCGATGACATACTTGTAACTGTCATCCATCATTAGTATTTTCTTAATACCGTAACCAAGACCATCACGTTTACGTTTAATTACAAAGTCAACGTTTTCTAAGTTTGAAATTTTATCACCAAATTGCTTTTTTGCATTTGATAAAATATCAAGCATATCTTTTTGTGACAATGTACGTTCTGCTAATCTTTCAAGCAAGTGTCCTGAAATATATACTGGTCCATCAGCAAAATCAAAGTTGATGTAATACTTGTCTTTTTTAGGATTTGCTTTTTCAGTAATCTTAGTTGGATTTTCCTTAGCAAGTATTGCCTCATATTCTGCATTTGCTTGTCTAATAGCAGCAAGTGCTTCTTGTGCTCTTTTTTCACTATCTGCTAACCCTGGCACCGCTTTAGTCATCTTGTCCCAAGGAGACTTAGCTTCACCTAATTTAACTCCCATACCCTTTGCAGTAAGCATCATGAGTTTCTTAATCCAATCTTCGTCTAACTTACCACCAAAACCTTTCATCCAAGTATCTAGTTTTTGTTGTAATGATAGATTGGGATCTTTTAGTGTGTTACGCAATGCTGTAAAACTAGCATCAATGCCACCTAAAGCAGCACCGCGTGGAATAGCAATAACATCATAATCAACTTGATCTTGTGTTCCACCAAACTTTGCAAGTGCAGCAGGATCCTTCATACGCTTTTCTAAAGTATCCATCCACTTCTTAAAACCTTCGTAACGGTCAGTGCCAACCATCAACACAATTTTCTTGTAAGTACTATCAGAAGGTAATACTAATTCTTTTTCAATTTTCTTAACTGGACTTGGTACAGTTACACCATCTGGACTTACAATAAGTTGGAAGATGTTTGCGTACTCGGGATACATTTTCTTCCAAGTAGCCAACTTTACTTCTGGTGGAATTGGATCATCTGGTCCAGTCTTGCTGCTAATGTAAACGTATGGGTCACCGCCAAGTTTCTTAGCAGCGGCAATAACAGTATCAATTACCTTTTGATGACCAATGTGACCAACAAAACTACCAGCAGTAACAACGGCAGCTTTGGTTCTATTGCTCCCAGTTGTTGGTGCTTTTTTAATCTTTGCAGCCATTGCACCTTTCATTTCAGTGCTAGTAACTTTTGCAAGCTGACCATTTGGCATAGCGATAACTAAACCTTCAATAGTGCTGCCAAGCTTGTCTTTACCTTTAATGTTAGGACTGTTAATGATAGCATCGCTAATTGCTTTTCGAGCTGCTGTTAATATTTCTTTTGCTTTTGCTTTTGCAGGATCATTTTTCTTTTTGCTTGACAGTGCTGTACGTAATGTATCATCCATCCTAGCAATTGGTTCTACAATGCTTTTAACATCAATATCACTGTGCTGTAATTCAGTTCCAATTATTTTAATATTTGGTGTACTTTTAGTAATAAGTTTTTCTATGATTGTATCTGGTAATCTTTCACCAGTAGAATATGTACTTGCAATAATAGGAACAAGTGTCATTTGCTTGCCAAGTTTTTTAGAATCATACGGTATGTTTACAAACTTAAGTCCAGTATTAGTCTTTTCAGCCATTGGGTTGTACATCATTTCTGCTTGTACAATTGTATCCTTAGGTAATTCTTTTATAAAATCACTGTTTACAATTAAGTTAAGTGCTTGATCGTATTTTTCAGCACGAGCAATTTGTTCTTCACTGCCGTTATTATCTCTAGCATATTTTTCAAACATGCCAATATTATCAGCATAAATTGGATTTGTAACACGACTTGTCATAAAGAATGGTTTACCGCTTTGATCTTTACCAAAACGTATACCAGCACCATCTACTTTAAGTGTGATTGGAATGTTATCGAGCGTGCCTCCATTCTTAGCAATTGCATCAACAAATGCCAGGAAGTCTAAATCCTTCATTTCAACAGTTGAACCAGGATTATAAATGTGCTTAATACCTTGACGCTTATAATCTGGGGCATCTGCTTCTGTAATTGATTCTGCTTTATACTTAGAATAATAATCAGCTAAGGTTTTTGCTAATTCATTTTTGTTAATTGAAACTTTTAGTGTATCTATAAGTTTATTGATAGCGATTTCTTTTTCACGTTTGTCAGTTGCTGGGTCACCTTTGTATAGTTGCTGAGCAGCAGGGCCAAACAACAAAGCCATAAATGCTTGTGTAATTTTGTTTTTATCTTCTGGTGTAAAATATTTGTTAATTAATGCTAATACGCCAACAAAACTGCCTAAATACTTTTCTTCACCTTTAGTTGGTTTACGACCAATTAAAAGTGTAAACATGCCTGAAATATCTGTTACATATTCGCTTTCACTTGCTGGAACTTCTTTATAAATTCCAAGTCCATCATCGGCTACTGCTGGTTTCTTTGTTTTGGGATCAATTACTGGTTCAAACTTTTGTCGAACACCGCCAGTTACAGCAAAGGCCAAATCACTTGCTGTTACTTTCTTTAGCTTAGTCTTCATTTGAATGTAACGTTCTTTAGCATCTTTGTGTGTTAAAGAACGTAGTAAGTACTTGTGGAACACGCCTTTAATGCCTGCGCTTAAGTCTTCCCAAGCACTGCTATGACTAAACTTGCTCCACTCAGTTGGACTACCTTTATCATAGTCTACAAGTTCCATATCAATCTGTACGTTTACAGCAGGATCTTTAAATTGCCACAAGCTAATAAATGTATCCTGTCCTGGGTTTGGTTTAAAACCAATTAACTTTGCTGGACCAAATTGTTTACCTGTTGCCCTAGTTAAAAAGTCCTTAGCTTTATCGGCTAGGTTCTTATCAACCATAGTGTCAATATCACCAACACTTGACTTTACTTTAGTAAACTGATCATCTGGAATTTTTACATTGAAAAAGTGGAAGGCGCTACCACTTAAAAACTCTTTGTTTTTAATTAATTCTGGGCTCCAAAGAGGAACACCGTATGCTTTATTAAATGCACTGTTAATGATTTGCAGTGCTTTATCTATCTCAGCAACTACTGCGCTACGGGAAATCTTGTTTAAGTCTAGACGTTGAGCGGCAATGCCGTCTATCTCAACATTGCCGCCTTCGTTAAGTATTGTTTTATTGATCATTTAATAGCCCATTAATGTATATAGACTATTTATTTGTGTTAAATGTTTTCAAGTAACCAAATGTAAATTGGTGTGCTGAACTTAATTTCCCAGCGACCGTTATATCCTAAATTAATACAGTTTTTAACTAACTCTGGAGCACTATCTCCGTAAATGTCTTTACGGGGATAATAATTTGAATGTGTATGCTTTAAATATCCAATATTAATCTCATCAAATGAGATTTCGTCAATGTTGAGAAGCTGATCTTTAACAATTTTATCATTTTCAACAACAGTTTGATATTTGTCCTTATCGTAAAGTTCAATAGCTAATGTATGGGAATCTTCTGTTAGTTCTCCACTCCATTTAATTTCTTTTTGATCAGCAATTTCACCGTCAAAAATTAATTGTGCATCTACATAAACTTTTGCTTTCGGTGCATTTTTCCAAAAGTTGCTGGATAAAGTTACTACAATATCAACTGTTTCAAGATTTGACATCTGAGTTGCTTTCTAATTCAATTTTTTCGTAAGCTTTAAGTTGCTCACTATTGTCTTTTAGATTAGCTGTCCACTCATCTGCAAGTTTCTTAATAACATTAACGTCACCTTGGAATGTGTATGTACCACAATGATCTAATTTAATCTCAGTATCGACCCAAACTGGGATATTAAGTTTTTCACGCACACGTTTACAGAACGTCCAATCCTCAGATAGATAATGACCGTTTTCATCAATCATTGTATCAAACAATGCATACATATGTGGTTCATACTGAGGTCCAAGATTGAGACTGTCTTTATATTTTAACTCAGGCATTGCCTCAATGAGCTTTTCAATTACATCACGCTTAATAAGCATAAAACCTGTACCTGATGTAGAAACTTCAAGTAACGATCCTACGCGCCTTCCCCCTGGCAATGAGTTAATGACATAACGAATTGGTAACCCTTTCATAGGGTAAAGTCCACACACAACACCGGCTTCATATAATACCATACGCAGAACTGATTCAGCATCCCATTTAATATCTGCATCAATCCACATAAGGTGTGTTGCTTTTGAATTAGCTAAGAATTTAGAAACAAGATTGTTTCGTCCACGAGGAATGAGGCTTTCATTAACCATAGTATCTACACTAAAGTTAATGCCATATTTCATAGCAAGCATAGCAAATCTCATATAGCTACCAAAGCATGGTTCCATAATGTTTCCACCATAGCAGGGTGTACAAAAATGAATATGAACTTTTTGTAGTTTTTCGAGGGCTTGCTTTTGTGCTTCCTCGGCTGTTAAATTATTAGTTGCTTCTTCTGCCATATTTTACCTGTTATTCAATCTCAATTAGTGTATCGTTGCCAATCATTTCTTGAATAACTGCTACTAGCGTAGCAAGCATTTCATCGTGCATGATTGGATAATTTTCTTCGCTATCACGTACTAACTTACTAAGTGTTATAGTTATCTTCTGTTCGTTTATCTTCGCCATGGATTTCTCCCTCCACGGTATTTAGCGTAGTTAACTGCTCTGTTTTTACTTTAGGCTTACGTCCACGCTTTTTACCTGCAACCTTCTTGCCGCCATCTGCTTTAATATCAAAGACGCTGGCAAGTCTAATTGGATCCATGCCATCAACTTCCTTAACATCATTAATATGCATGGTAAACTTCTTACCTAGCCTATCTCTACACTTAAAAATTACACCATCGAAATCTTCCATCATTAGCTCTAGTGGAAGAGTTTGTAGTGTTTGGCCAAGACCCGACGTTTCTGTATAACCATACAGCAGCGTACCAGGTTTCATAATGCCACGATTAATTAGAGCTTCAGCTAGTTGTCTTTTCATTTAGTTCCTCTAAGGTTGTAAACTTTTCAATTCTTTTTATGAATAGAGGGTTGATTAATGCGATAATGCACAGCACGTCCTCACTATTGGTGTAAAAGTATGGTGTACCCCAATAGTTGCCTCTCTTAATTCGTTCAGTAGTTCTATCATCAAATGTAGAAGTATTTGGATCATTATTAATTTGATCCACAATAGCACCTACTGCGTCTAGACCTATCTTTTGAATTGTTCTGTAATTGGTTGCCCAGTGTATACGATAACGCCACTTTTTGTGGGGTAAACGCTTAACAACAGAAGTAACTGCTCTAGGTAATTCTGGTTTAATAGCCGATTCCTCTAAAACAGTTTCTTCCATTTTGCCAACCTCAATATTGTTCCACTCTTTTAAGGAAGCAACTGAGATCTTCTCTAATACTGTAACAATGTCGTGACAGTAAATGGCTAAGGTATCGTACTCGGCACGTGTTCTAAACAAAGATGAGTCGAGGTTGTTATACAATGGCATTGTAACTTTTCGACTCATATTACGAAGGCGCGCCCAGTCCCTCACACGTTGATTATTTTCTAATCTAATAATGTGAGGGAATTCACTGTAATACTTTTTGTAGTTAGGCTTGAGGGAGATTTTAACTCCCTCAGAGCGCAACTGATCCATTAACGCGGATAATTCCATCATCTCCTACCACTTGATTATCGTCATGTTGTACAAATTCAATTTTGCCATCCACGAGCTTCGCTACAAGTGTAGCACCTGCAGGGATTTTGTCAAATAGTATTTTGCGGGAAAGTGGAACCTTTACCAATTCATTAATCTTACGACTAATAGGACGGGCACCCATCTTTGCATCGTAGCCCTTCTCAATAATGAGATCGACAACTGGCTCTTCCAAACGTAGCTTAATGCCACGATCACCAAGTAGTTCGTTAATCTCAACAATGAACTTAGCTACAATCTTGCGTAGGCTCATTTGATCTAGCTTACCAAACTTAACAATCCCATCAAGACGGTTGCGGAATTCTGGGCGGAAGTACTGTTGCACCGCTTTATCATCCTCTCCCTTTTTCTCAGGAGATCCAAAACCGATGCTGTTTCTTTCGCCTTCCTGAGCACCCAGATTGCTTGTCATAATAACAAGACAATTACGTGCATCAGCCTTCTTACCGTTTGAGCCAGTTACCATACCTTCGTCCATGAGTGCAAGTAATGCAGTCATAACGTCGGGGTGTGCCTTTTCAACTTCATCAAATAGGATGATTGCATTTGGATTCTTAGTAATATCACTAATAAGCAGGCCGCCGCCTAGGTTACCATCATCGTAGCCAACATATCCTGGAGGTGCACCAATTAGACGTGCAACTGAGTGCTTTTCTTGGTATTCGCCCATGTCATAGCGTAGGAGCTTCATGCCCATATTCTCACCAAGCAGCTTGGCAAGTTCAGTCTTACCAGTACCAGTTGGACCTAGGAAGAGGAACACGCCCATTGGCTTGTTAATGCTCTTAAGTCCTGCCTTAGCAACGTATACCTTTTCAAGTACATTGTCAACAGCATTGTCCTGGCCAAACAGTTTAGACTTAATTGCGCTTTCAAGATCAACAGCAACTTCATCGTTCTTAGCATCAATTTGGCTAATTGGAATCTTAGTTGCAGTGCTAATCTCGTCAACAATCATGCCGCGTGTAACAGCAAAGTTCTTGTGATCTTTTACTTTTTGCCTTGCACAAGCAGAGTCAATTAGATCAAGTGCCTTATCTGGAAGCTTCTTATCGCTTTGATAACGAACGGAAAGATCAACTGCTGCCTCAACTGCATCATCAGTAATAGTTGCAGTGTGGAACTTCTCAAAGTAAGGACGTAGCCCCTTTAGAATTTCCTTAGCATGTGAAGGGGTTGGTTCATCAACAGTAAGCCTGTGGAAACGACGCATTAGCGCACGATCCTTTTCAAAGCTTGTGCTGTATTCTTCCCATGTAGTTGAAGCAATTACCTTGATCTTGCCCTTAGCAAGTGCAGGCTTAATCATGTTAGAGAAGTCTACATCACTGTGACCGCCTGAGCCAGCACCGCGCATCTGATGTGCTTCGTCTACGAAGAGGATTGCCTTACCCTTTTTAGATAGTGCATTAATTACTTCACGTAGCTTTTCTTCAAACTCGCCACGGAACTTTGAACCAGCAAGTAATGTACCAATGTCGAGATTGTATACACGCCAGTCCTTAAGGAACTCTGGCACGTTGCCGTTTACAATGTTAAGTGCAAGCCCTTCGGCAATTGCAGTCTTACCAACACCCGGGTCACCAACCATTAGTACGTTATTCTTATTACGGCGCGCAAGAATCTGAGCAATTTCAATTAACTCTACCTCACGACCAATAACTGGATCAATTTCACCTTCTTCTGCCTTTTCATTAAGGTCAGTACAGTACTCTTCAAGTACTGCATCCGCGGCAGACATGTCAGATCCACTGCCTTTGGCATTGCGGTTATTGTGTGCTGTTACGATTTTAGCTTTATCCATACCATACTTGGTAAAATAATATGCTGCCCAACTATCTGTTTCATTGCTGAGACTTAGATAAATGTCTACTGGCTGCATTACTTGGCGATTGCTAAAAAGAACCTGTGTAAATGCACGATTGAATACACGCTCTAGCGCATGTGTTTTATTAGGCTGCTCGACGCTATCACCTGATAAGTATGTTTGTTCTGACAAATGACGGGTAATTTCTTCAACCAGTTCAGGCTGATCAACTCCAGCATCTATGAGAATGTTTTTAAATCCATCATTGACAACAAGTGCCAACGCTAAGTGTTCGGTTGTAACCAATTTATGATTAGCAGCTTTGGCGATTTCAATTGCATGTGCAACGATACGGTCAATTTCTGGATTATTTTGAAGTGCCAACTGTTTTCTCCATTTAGTTGCTTACAGTATAATATAGTGCAGATTCTGTAAGTGTCAAGTGTTATATTGCACTATTAGGTATTTAAACCGTTTTGAATTGAAACAATCTGTTTTACCAATTCAATTTGCTCGTTGGTTAGGTTGGTTGGTATAGATACGTTGATGTGCAAGTATTGAGAACCAACAAACTTATTACGGTTCATACTTGGCAATCCTTCGCTTGGTAAACGTAACTGTGTTCCGTTTTGACTTCCTGCTGGTATGTTTACTTTTACTCTCTTGCCTCGAATGGTAACGAATTCAATTGTTGAACCAAGCGTTGCTTTAAAACAATCTACAGTAATGTTTGAATGTAAGTCTTCATTCATACGAGTAAATCGTTCATGCGGGGCTACAGTAATTTCTACCATCAAATCACCTGCAGGTTGATCAGCAAATGTATTTTGTCCCATTCCTCTATACGTTATAACAGCACCATCATGTATACCAGCGGGTATTTTGATTTCTACTTGTTTGTTGCCGTTTCCTGTATTAAGATCGATAGTTTTAACTTGCTCTTGTAATACAGATTCTAAAGGAATAGTCATACGAATGCGAATATTGCTATTCTTTGGTTTGCGTCTTGCTCCAGGAAATCCTGCTGCTTGGGCAAAGATATTCATAAAATCTTCGTTTGAGAATATATCTTCAAAGTGGAAATGTGTACCACCACGATAAGCATTAGCTCTTGGATCAAAACCTTGATTAAAGCCACCCATATCATACTGCGCTTTCTTACTAGGATCACTTAGTATGTCGTTTGCTTGATTTATTTCTTTAAACTTTTCTGGATCGCCCCCAAGATCAGGGTGATGCTTTTTAGCAAGTTTACGATAGGCCGACTTAATTTCGTCAGCAGTTGAAGTACGGCTTACGCCAAGTGTTTCATAAGGATCACGCATGATATACTAATTTATGCTATCATGCGTGATCTATCAAGTAAATTATTTGTCTCTGCCAGTGCCAACTGGGCGCTTTTTAACAAC